TTAGCGGCCACCTTCGACAATTTCGAAGCGGCGGCGGTTGGCCTCGGCCACGTCCATTTGGTCGATGAACCGGGTATACCGTTCGACCATCGGCAGGCTCATCCCGATGTCATTGGCGATCGCCTGGGCCGTGTAACCAGCCCGGCGGCGGGTCAGCACGGCGGTCCCGCGAAGGCCGTGCAGGGTAGGGCCGCGGACGTCCTCGGGGTCGATCTCCCAGCCGTACCGCTTAACCTGAACAACCAGCCATTCCTTCCACCGGCGGCAGAGCTCCTTGCCTTGCTTGGAGGCAAGCCATCGGCCCCAGCGGGCTCGGATGCGGTCGGGCGTGTAGGGCTCGGCCCTGGGCGTATAGAGGTAGAGATCCTCCCTGAACCGCTCGATCGGCGCCTTCCAGCGGGAGTTCTCAAACCGGATTGGGGTCTCTGCCCATCGGTCGAGCTCTAGCGCCTCAGCTGCGGCCAAGGGGATGAAGAACGCTCGGCGCTTCTTGCGCGTCTTCTTCGGACGGCACCAAAGCCCGTTGTTCTCCCGATGCTCAGGGCCGAAGAGCACCAGATCGCTCTCCCGCTGTCCGGTCCATGCGCCGAGCTTTACAAACCTGACCAGGTCCGCCGGCGCATGCTCAAGCACAAAGGCTTGGGCCCACTCTGGCCAGGGCACGTGGCCGCGATCTGGAGTGTCGAGGTCGGACACATGGTCGAAGGGATTGATTGGCCGGTTGCCGAGCAACCCGAGAGGAATGGCCCAGGCCCAGATTGTCTTACCGACCGCCAGCATCTGGTTGGCCATGTAAGGTGTCTCTCGCATGGCATCACGAGCGGTCTGAACTCCTAATGGGCTGAGATCCTCGGCAGGGTAGCGCCCCCAAGCTTCAAGATCCTCGAACCGACGCATATGGACTTCATAGGTCTCCCGGGTGGAGTCGGTGTTCTTTTTGAAGTCTTCGCTCTCCCGGTACCGACGCACGAGGTTGGCGACTGAGCCCGCGGGAGCCATTGGATTGGAGCCGCCAAGAGCCTCAACCTTGGCCCAGAAGGCGGCCGAGGCTGGATCGCTCGGCAGTGGGATCCGCTTTCCTTCGTTCTTCGTTCCGCGGTTGGGAACCCAGTAATAGTACTTCTTGCCCGTCGCCTTCTTCGTGATGACGTGCACTTCCTTTGGAAGGTCAACCACGCCGCTTCCCCTTCGAGCCATTTGCGAACCTTCCGGCACTTGCAACGAACGGGTCAACAATGTTGCCCCCTTTCGATCCGAGCGCAAGGACCGGTGCGGATTGGACCGCTTTGGGAATGCCGGCGAGATGGGTGTCAACATCCGCCCATCTCCAGCGGGGCGTGCTCTCTGGAAAGCCGGGAGCTGGGGCGGGGAGTACTCCTCTTTCCACCCATTTATCCCAGGTTTCCGGCGAGACGCCGATCTCAGCGGCGCCGACTTCGCGTGAAACGTAGGCTGGTGTGCGCGAGGGAAGACGCAGGTCCGCTTTGCGGGCAGTCATGGCCGCACCTCGTTCTCAGGCTTCAGGTACCGGGCCTCAAAGCCACGAGCTCGCCGCCAGACCGTGACCTCACCGATGGGAGCCCGCGGGTAACTGGGCCGGCGGACCTCTTCGACCTCCACGATCAGCCCAGCCTCCCAATCCTTTGGGCGGCCTCGCCAATTCCAATCGGTGACAACCGCCGCGGCGCTAAAGCGCCAGCGGCCGGTGATGCGGGGAAGATCGCTCATGCCGCCTCCTGCATCTGGTCGATGTTGCAGGGGTGGACGATGAAGGTCGGGGCAACGACCCAGGGGTTGGCGTCCCAGGACTCGGGACCGTTCAACCGCTCCCAAAGGTCACGATACCAGTCGCGAGCGGTAGGGAACCATCTGCCCGGTTTCGTCGTCGCGGCGATGTCGTCCGCAAAGCGCACGAACGTATTACCGTGCCATACGCCTTCTGCGATGGCATCTTCCTCGCTGATGTCCTGCAGCCGTTCGACCTTCACGCCGGTCACGGTAAGCGTTAGGCGAGAGGCCCAGCGCGGCATGTGGATCGAGGGTGCCCATTTCACGCCATCGAAAGCACCCGGGGCATATTCTTTGAGCCCCGGCTGAGAGCGGCCATTCTTGTGCTGATGATGACCATCGATCATCATCGCGAAGTCCGCTTCCCCGATCTTACAGGCTCGGGAGCCGCCTAGGTCACGGGAGTACGAGAGCGGGGCCCAGTTCTCCCGCACATAGAGACGGTCGCCAGGGACGAAACGAGTGCGAAACTCTCCCTCAAACTTCCATGTGTCGCAGTCCTTCGGATCGCCTGATAGCCACGACCACTCGTCTGTCTGCCCCTCACTAGAACGAGAGACCACGCCAGCACTTGTGACATTGGCCGGCGGCTGCGGCTTCAGGATCCGCCGCGTCTGCGTCTTCCTGCCATCGAGGAGAGCGCGAACCATAGGCGCGGAAAAGATGATGGGTCGGTCAGTCATGGTGCTCTCCTGTAGTAGCCGTCGCGTTGAATCTGCTCATAGGCGCGACGAACCGGCTTCTGCGCTGATCTGTCGATAGGCAGAAACCACTTGCCGGAGAACTCTCCGCCAAAGGGGCTTGGATTCTCACTGATCGAGACAAGTTGGGTGTGCCCAGCTCCTCGTTGGCTGTGCGGGCTCTCGATCTCGTCAACCCGCGTGATGGTGTATTCCTTGGTCACGTCGGGCGCCCACGATCGGCAATGCTCCATGACCATGCTGATGTCGAAGCGAACCTTGTCGCCGACGACGTACTTGTCCTGACGGATCATCTGCTGATCCCCTCCTTGGCTATGAGGGCGGACAGGAGAGCGGAGAGCAGGGCCAAAGCCTGATTAGACTCGCTTTGGCCTGTGAACCTCGGAGCCGCGTAGCTGGCCCATTGGTTGGTCAGCATGGTTGTGTAGTGCGGGAATGGCCGTGTCATCTTGCAGGCCATCTCGTAATGCCACCCCGGCAGCATCCTCTCTAAGAGAGCAATAGCGGCGTCTAAGGAGGAGGTGAGTTTCGGGGCGCGTAGCGCGCGCACAGAGTCGTGGCCGTCGGGCGTCTGGAAGAATCTGGCCATACCATTGTGCTTGATCTTCCAGCCATGGAGAGCGGCCCAGATTTCATAATCCAACTCCCGATCCGGCCCCTCTGCCGCCTCGATCCGCTTCAAGAGTTCCGACAGCTTGCTCATGGGGCGGAATCCTTGGGATTGAGGATCAATTGCAGAGCGCACCAAGCCATCGCCTGGTTGACAGTCTCGAAACATGAGATCGCGCGTGGGTGCCGGCCGTATTGCTGATCGCCCGATCGTTCATCTCGGACGATGATCCGGCCCGGCTCGCCACGAATGGCGAAGACCCGCTCCCGACCATCGCTCACATCCCAATGATGGGTATCGCGCTGCGCGAAGCTGAAGTAGCAGCTCATTCCGCCTCTCCTGCCTGTTGGAGGGCGGCGCGAGCACGGCGGATGTCACCAATCGTGAGAGCCGGACAACCGGGTGCAAGGCGGAGTATCGGGAAGTCGTCAGGCCGAGTTGAGAACATGCCAGGATGCTTCCCCGTCACTCCTGGCGAGATGAAATGCACCTGCTCTTCGTCGCCCCATTCTGCCAATTTCACGAACGGCTCCAGCGCCTGTGTGAGAGAGGCGAGGCGGACAGAGCCATCCTCATAGCCCTGCTTGTAGCCTTCCGCCCTGGCCTCGGTCTGGGCAAACTCCATCGCGCCTTCGCCCTCCTCTACCTTCTGCTGAAGAGAGGCGCATTGGGTCTGGGAGGATTGGAGCACATCGCGAATGATGCCTTTGACGCGATCCATCGTGAGCGCGTACCCATCGAACCCGCAGAAGGCATTCAGAAGGCGTTGCTCTGGTGTAGCAGAAGCGTCCGTGAATGGCCGCTCATAGTTCGCGAGTTTTGCCTCCAGCTTCTTCACCTTCTGCTCTGCAGCGTCGGCGCGGGCTTCTGCTTTCTTTGCCCGCACCTCTTCCCGAACAGCGACTTCCCACTGTCGTTCAGTTCGGGCGTTCGCCTCATCTCGCTCGTGTGTCAGATCCTTGATCTGCTGGGAGGAAAGGGCGGCATAGAGTGGGATCACGGTGCTATTGATGTAGATGCGTTTGACCGCAGCCTCGGCAGCTTCCCGCGTCGGGTATGCGTGGGTTGTCCCTTGGACGAGCGGCAGGAGGCCCCATGCGACCGGCTCCCCCTCACGCCCGCTTGTCTCATGAGATGCGAGGGCGGCGAGAACAGCATGAAGCTCTTTCACCAAATCCCAAGGACCGCCGTACACGGTGTATTTAAGCACGATATCGGTGATCTGCCTTTGCGCCTCTCTGATCGTGTTCTCAGACATTGAGTGCGTTCCATTCAGTGAGGGGCATGGAGTAAGGGGTCATGAGCGGGTGGCGTGGATGCCCGTCCTTTGCGATGCCGAGGCAATGCAATCGTTTACCGAGCTGCTGCGCCATTGTGATGATGCCGTGGTAGCGGTCTCGTAGAAGGGGTGGTAGCTTCGCCATCGGTCCCCAAGCAGCAACGATAGCGGTGGCCTCGCCCATGATTGCTCGGAGATGCTCATCGTTGTCTGGCCCAACGGCACAACGATAATCGAGCCCTCGCAGAGCTTTGATGTCTGTAGCCCTGAAGGCAAACAGGTTGCCAACCACGATCCGGCTATAGCTGTGCCGCTCGGCAAAGCCCCTTACCTTCCGGATCGTGGCATCATCCTGCTCAGCGTCGGCTGTTGACGGATTGACCATGATGAAGGCGAGCGTTCCCCGGCATGGCGACAATTCACGCTCAAGGCGGTAGCGGTAGAGCCCACAAGGCGAGATGATCGCGCTCATCGTCCTGCCTCCTTGTTGGGGGTGAGAGCGGCTTGCAGGCACCGTGAGCATGGCTGTCCGTCCGTAGGGCAGTCGTCGCAGCGAGGGGCTAGGCGGGTGCGTGACCGCACCTCCTTCTGTGTGGATTGGAGAGCGGAGCGGGCGCGTTGCATTAGAGGGCCTTCAGGATCGAACCCAAGATCCTCTTCAACGTATTTGTCGTTCGTCTCCACGATGTCCGTGAGCGCTCTCGTCAGTTCATCCAGGCGGGATTGGAGGCACTTGACCTTCGCCTGTTCCGTCCTGAGGCGGATGGAGAGGAGGGCGTTCTCGTTGATCTTCCCAGCAAGATCGCACAGAAGTTCCGCGTTATAGCGGTCCATCTCCTCAGTCGGCTCTCTCGGCGCCATCGCATACTGTCCATTGGTCATGAACGGGCTTCCTTGAACATGGGACGAGGCTGCGATCATGCGGCCACTGCGGTCGGGTCAATGATGGTGAGGAAATCGTGAGGGGCGACGATGCGCTCGGCCTCGTCGCGTAGGTAGCGCCCGGCCCGGCTCGCGTCGGTCGTATACCCGGCCGAGCAGGAGCGATAGTAGGCATCCTTCTCTTTGCTCCAGATCAGGAAGACCGGAGCATCGCCGAAGAGCACCCGGCGCAGGGTCGCGGCGCGCTCGAAGTTCATCGCGATCACGGCCTTCGAGAGTTCCGCTTCCAGCCGCTCCCTGCGAGCCCGCTCGTTGCGCTTGACGCGCAGGCCTTCCGGCTTCTCGACAAGGATCTCATGCGTCGCGAGGTTGCGCAGGCCGTAGGCCCCGACCACGACCCACCACATATTGTTGATGTTATAGAAGGCCGTTCCGCGGCAGATCCGGCCCTTCCGGTCGAGGAACCATACCTTCGAGCCGTGCTCGATCGTCCTCTCGTCGCGAGAGGTGCAGTTGTAGGCGTAGCGAGGGACTGGGCGGCCGAGTTCCTTGTCTTTGTGAACGCTCGCAGCATAGTCTCGCGCGATATACTCCGCGGCCGTGATCCCGCCGACCGAGGGCAGCTCGGACCGGCCCGGCGCGGCGATCGCCACGATCGCGCGCTCTTGGAGCCAAGCCGCGATGCGGCGGTGCAGGAGCCGGAAGCGCAGCCGGTCGAGGTAGGTCATGCGGGCGAGCTTGCCGAAGTCGTATTCCCTGCCGTTGGGGTTGTCGATCGGCCATGTCTCGGCCCAAACCGTGACCTCGATCGCCCGGCCGGTGATGCGGATCTTCGCGCGCAGATCGCCGCGCTTCGCGAGGCGGTTTTGAGGGCTCAAGATGCGGTGACGCTTGTGAACCTTCGGATCTTGTCCGACGGTCCATCCGAGATCGCGCAGGAGCCGGTTGAGCCCGCCGTAGATCTCCCTCTCGAAAGTCGGATCGTTGGGATCGTCCTGCCAGATCCCGATTGAGGTGTCGTGCGATCGCAACTCGATTTTGCGTGTGATAGTCATGAGCGGACTTCCTTGAGGAATCCACTGTGCTCGGCTGCCACAACGCGAGACAGATCAGCAGCCAGCGGCACAGTGGTAGGGGATGGTTGATACGGGCGGCAGTTGCTGCCCTTGGTGAGCCAGATGCGCTCGACACGTGCGTTGTGCTCTGCGATCTGCTCGGTGAGCGTCTTACGGATAAGGAGAGGCGGGATGCGGATGGGTTGGTTCATTTCGACCTCCGCTCAAGCGTCCCGTCCATCCTCCGCTTCCAAGGCGAGTCTTTGCTGCCTGGGATCGGAGGGCCCTTGCGTTGCCTGATGCCAATGTGATGGCGCTTCCGTCTCTTGGCTTGGGCGCCGGCGCTATGGTCGACTGCATCCTTGGCGGCCTTGTGCCAGAGGTGGGCGGGACCGAGGTTGCCGCTCTTGTCCTCGTCCGATCCGCCGTTCTCTAGAGCGATCAGATGCTCAATGAACCAGTCTTCCCGTGCCCCGTCGATCGGCTCATGGCAGAGGACGCAAATGCCCTTGTGCATCTCCCAGATCTTCAGAGCACGCCGCGGCGTCATGCGTCGGCGTTTCGTTGTGCCCACGTCCTCGCAGATACGGAAGACCATTAGCGAGCCTTCCTCTTCATAGCCCGTACCTCGCGGCGGAGCTGCTTTAGGCGCAGCTGCCGGAGCTTGGCCTCATCGTCGCGCGTACTTTGGTGCGCCTGGCGCTTGCGCTGGATGCGCGTCTGCAGGTGCTCGATCTCGGCTTCAGGCGATGCTGTGGGCATTGATCAGCCTCCGACCGCCGCGTTGCCCACGCCAATCCGCATCGGCATCAGAAGGGCATCATGCCCTCGATCAGCATCCGAAACTCCCAGGACCCTGATCGGGCTTCCGGCATCCTGTTGATCGAACAGGACGTGCTCTCCCGCAAACTTTGAGAGGACGGGGGCCAGACGAGCTCGCGACACGCCGAAGCCAAAGTCTGACTGCTTGATCTCCGCCTCCACCTCCTCGCGAGCATCGCCTAGGGAGGCGTGCGCACCCGAGAGGACAAGGACGTTGTCGCCGGGCTGGACGGAGATGCCGGCGCCCTTTTCGTCGATGGCGCCGAACCGGTTGAGTGCTGCTGCCATGGCGCCGCGGTCGACCGTAGCAGACCGTCCCGACAATTGGGGCAGCAAGCGCTGGTAGTCGACGAAGGTGCCCTGCACCAGCTTGGATACGAAGCGGGTCTCCCCAACGATAGCGCCGATGAGGTTCTCGCTGACCGTCAGCCGGATGTCGCCGTCATCTGGAGCCATTCTGGCCAGGGTGGCGAGCGCTTCAGTCGGGATCGTTACGCCGGGCATATCCGTGAGACCTGCCGGCATGTCCATAATCTGGCGCGAGAAGACGATGCCGTCGATCGCGACGAGAGCTAGGTGAGGGCGCCTTTCGTGTTGGACGATATGAAGGTGCGCTCCCCAGAGATGGGGGCGGTCCTGCATTGTTGCTGCAGCGAACGAGACTCGGTTGATCGCGTTCTTGAGAACCCGGCCAGGAATATCGAACGATGCGCCGTCTGCCGCACCTAGATCCGGATGCAGATCGGCAGGCTCGGTTGCCAAGCGGTAGCGAGACCGGCCTGAGGCCACCACGCAGCGCCCTGAGGTGGCATCTGCCTCGAGCCTGACCTGTGCGCCGGCAGCAAAGCCGGACACGATGCCTCGCAGGGCCTCGCCAGAGAGACAGATCGTCCCGGGCCGATCGATAGCCGCTGGAATGGTGGTGAGCGTCTGTCGCTCAAGGTCAGTCGTGCGCAATACGATCTCGTCGTTATCGGCGCACATCCATACGCATCCAGTCACCGGGATAACTGGTTTCTTGGCGAGAGTGTCGGACACCCGCTTCAGGGCAGCATCGAGAGCGGAGCGCTCAACAGAAAGGGCCATATTCAGGCTGGACATGGTAAGCCTCAGATCTGGAAGGTGGTCTGGATGAAGGCGGGGGAGGGAGGAGGCACGAACACCAGCAATGGCGCGGTCATGGCCTCGTCATAGGCCTCCTGGCACTGCGCCTGGCTGCTGTATTTTGGGCTGCAGAAGCACTCGATGCGCCGAGCAGCATCCAGAAGCAGGCCCGTATCGATCAGGTTGATGGCTTCCTCGGCCAGCTTGCTCGCAAGAGCGTGATCTTCAGCGCTGGGCCCGGTCGTCTCATCATCATCCTCGTCGGCGAAATAGGTGAAGTCGCATTCGTCAGTCGAGAGGAAGGTGTCGAGTACATCGCGCGCCTGGCGCGGCTCGTTGTCCTGCAGCAGCTGAAGCGCCTTTGCGAAGACATCCTCGATGGAGCCCATAGCTGTGATGTCAAAAAGGTGGTACATGCTCACCACTCCGTTGAAAGATCGTCGTAGGATTCCCGGGCGCGCTGTTCTGGCGTGGACGCAACACGAGCCTGTTCGCGAATTGTTTTGAGACGGCGCATTTCGTGGCGCACTGACGCGATCGCGAGGGGAATGAGCAGGATCCCTACCGGCACGATCACATAAAGAACTTCCATCAGATCCCCCATCGGTTCGATTTTTTGTAAGAGGTACGGGCGAGCTCATCGCGCTCCGCGGCGGATGACCGGCGTCGTCGTTCGGGAGGCGGGCCGCGCAGGGGCGGATGCGCTGCGAAGCCCTTTGCGTTCGCGATGTAGGCCAGCGTGTCGACGTGGCAGATGTGTTCGGGCATGCACGTGCAGCCCTGAAACTTGCCCGCCAAGTCGGTCTTGATCTCATCGAACGTCGGACGCTCTGGCAGCTGCAGCGGAAGGCAGGTCAACACCTCGCGCGGCAGGCGCTGAAGAAGCCCATACATCCATAGGCAGTGCAGTTCGCGAGCGGCCCACAGGCGGTTCTTCCTGGTGAAGGGCGCATAGGCCGTGCGTGTTCTCTTGGTTCTCAGCAAGGCCAGTGCTGCCGGATGGTCAGTACCAAACGGGTTTGCATACTTGGCCGGCAGCGATACGCATGCTTTCATCATGACAGCACCAGGAGCGTGGCGACTGTCACAAGACTGCAGACGAGAGCGTACCAGGCGATCCGGTTTGCCGCGTGGCTGTAAGCCTTAGGGATGGGCCGGGTGAAAGACATCACGCGGCCTCCGCTTCCACGAGAGCGGCTTCCACTGCTTCCAAGAACTCACGCTCGGCGCGCTCTGGGCTCCAGTACCGAAGTGTTACACCCAACGGCTCGCCCATGTTGCTCCATGGCACCGGAGGGGCGCTCATGTTCTGGGTTGCTTCGTCCGTGAGGATGCGATTGTCGGCTTCCTTGACCGCCTTCGGCATCGTCGCAGAGAGACCGAACCGCTCAGCAACGCAGAGCATGATTTCGCCCTCGGCTTCCCGGTAGCCCGTTAGGAACGGCTTCACCGGCCGCGGCACGTCAACGAGATAGGCCTCGCTTGCATCGTGCAGCAGAGCCCAGAGGCGATGCTTTGGCTCAACGACCTCAGACAGAAGAACCGAATGCTCTGCGACACTGTAGAAGCGCTTGCAGTGGCCCGTGTAGCGGCAGAGCATGGACAAGGCGTGCGCGATATCCTGAAGGCGAATGTCCCCTGCGCGTGGATCCATCGGCCAGAACTGAGCGCCGGAATAGGTCTGGATCCAATCGCCGCGGCGCTGTGTTGTGCTGCTCATGCCGCCCCTCCGAAATCGACATCGATCCGATCCTCATCCGTTCCGCCGCAAGGGCAGGGGGAGAGGGCGATAGAGCCGGTGACCGGGCGCTTGTGTGGGAAGATTCCACGGCCCGTGCAGGCAGGGCAGAAAATGAGGCCGCTCGTGAGCAGGCTGTTGAGACGATCTTGGGCCTCATCCACCTGTTGTTCGCTGACATCGGAGCACATGACACGACGACGGCGAGGGAAAGCGAGGACGTTGTTCATGGTGCGCTGGCGCATTAGGCGGCCTCCGCAGTCTCAACCGGGGCGCCAAGCCGCTGCGTCAGCAGCTCGCGAAGGCGGTTCGCCAGGACGACAGCGACACCGATGTTCCGCTTTTGAGCCGAGACTGTTCGAGCAGCTGCAAGTTCTGCCTCAAGATCGATCTCGTCAAAGGCCTCCAGCAGCTTCGATCCTGCATCCCGCCATTCCGGGTTCTCCGAGAGAACCTCGCAGATTGCCGTAATGATCGGGGCCACAAGCAGGCCCGTATTTTCGCCGGTCTCTGTAATGCATTGAAGAGCCGTGATGAGTGTATCCCGACCATGGCGCTTGAACATCCGCTCGATGGCAGTCACTGCCATCGTCTCGCCTGGCTTCTGGAAGTTCGCAGCGACCGGATAGCGTAGCGCCGTCACGCCGGCGCAGTCGCACACTTCCTTGATTGCGACCGCATCAGGATCACCGGACAGAACCGCCGCATGAAACATCGCCATGGCGCTCATCTTGGTCGTGGCGCCGTTGATGGCCTTGAAGGCCGCAGCCTGGCCGGTCCGATCCAACAGGATCACAGCGCAGGGCACCTGCTCAAGCCCGCAGATCGCGGCGGCTGTGGTGCGGTGCTGTCCGTCGACAATAGCGTACTTGCCACCCTCCACCGGGGAGACGATGACCGGCGCGAATTTGGACCAGGAGAACTCAGCGGTGATGCGCCGGATGTTCTGCCGCCCGGTACCGGTGATTTCGCGCTGGTAGCTGGGGTCAACGACCAGATCGGCGATCTTCAGCCATTGCAGCATCGCTGCAGAGCCGAAGTCTGTCGGGTGCGGGAAGTTCTCCAGCCCCAGAGTGGAAATCGGGCGCGGCTCCATCTCAGCGACCTTCCTCATCCGTATCGCCATCACGGCGGTTGCCGGCCGGGCTAGGCTCAATGGTGAAGGGACCATTCGCGGCCATGCGGTTGGCCTGTTCCAAGGCAAGAGGGCCAAGCTGTTCGATTTCGCCGGGGTCGAAGAAGGCACGAAGCCGCGCCTCGCTGCATACTTCCCAATCCTGCGTGATTTCGATGATCTTGAGCGCCATCGCCCTGATCTTCGCCTTGTGGAAAGAGGCGGCGCGGGCGTCCCATTGGATCCGCATGTTGGCAAATGCCTCTTCCCAGGTGTCGGCATAGGCGTAGAGGGTGCCCTCTGATCTGCCGGTGATACCGTTGGGATAGAGCGACATTCCGATGGTGCGGCCCGACTGCTCAGGCCTGTGCCGTCCCTCGTCAATCCAAACGGTGAGTTCAGCTTGCGGACCGACCAGATCGGCCAACGCGCGGCATTGAGCTTTGATTTCCTGCGGTGTCATCGGCTCAGCCTCCCAGCGCCACGCAGGAGAGGCCGACAACGCCGATCAGGAACACGACAGCAAAGCCATCGCGGGCGACTTCAAGAAGGAAGGTGGAGAGGGGTTGCATAGGGGCTCATCCGTTGATGGGATGAGCTTATTGCTACGCCATGTAGCAGCATGCGTCAACGGAAACTTTCACGAATTGTAGCAAATAGGCTGTCTAGTGGAGAAATGGAGATTATCCCCTCTTTCCACCTCGCTTAGCCGGCTCGTGGATAGATTCCTGTGTTTGGGAACTCTGTTCTTGTTCCGTTCGGCTCCCTGAGTCAGGTTGCCGCAGTCAACAGGAGAGACAACATGTCCAGTCAGGCAGTTCAGGATGATTATGGTGATGACTATCGAACGAAAGTCCCACGCTTCCAGCTATTGCTGAATTGCTACAACTGCCAGCGGCCGTCGTCCCGGTACATGCAGGCTGTCCCGCCCGAGATCACGACTGAGGACGAGTTGATTGAGAGCGGCCTGCTGGCCAAGCAGTCGTTCCTCTGCGGAAAATGCGAGTGTCCGATAGGGACGATCACAGGAGTGAAGGTCGAGTGGATCGACGTCCCCTATTGATCAGTCGGGTAGTGGACGCTGCGCACAAGAGCGAGGATCCTAACCTCGTTTCCGTCGTCCGGCTGGAAATCCCGGGGCACAACGATTGGCTTGTGCTTCGGATTATCCGACCGGGGATGAAATTCGATGCGGTCTTCGTACAGTTCAATCTCTTTGACGGACCACTCACGCATTTGGCCGCCAAACTTCGTGCGTTCGACAACGACCTTCATGCCGTCCCGGAGCGGCACCTGATTTTCGAGGTCCTCAAAGTCGACACATAGGACGAATCCTCCTTCTAACATTGGAGGCCGTGCCTTGTTCATGGAGTCGCCTTCGATCTCGAAAGCCATCTGGCGCGCGTTCGGGTACTTCATATCCGCAGGGCCTGTGATCCTTTGCGGCTCATCGTCGAAGATCTCATCAACCTCGCGGAACGAACCGGCCGCAACTTTTCCAGCTACGACATACTCGCCCAAGGCTAAGTCCGCGGGCTTTAATTGCGGCGGCACTTCGTCGCCTCCCGTCTTCGGACCGCCTTTTCCAGTGATCAGCCATCCATGAGCTACGCGGAAGGCGCGAGCATAGGTTTCGGCCTCGTCAGGGGAGAAGTCCCGCCCGCCTGGTTGCTCGGCTCTCTCATGGGAATTGTATGTGCTAACAGGTATTCCCAGAGCGCGGGCAGCCGCACTCTTGGAAGAATACCCTGCTTGTGTTCTGGCCCAAGCTAGCCGTTCGCCCCGAGTTTTCATTTCCCATTTTGTAGCAAATGAACTGCTACGATGGGTGTTGACTTCATCTGCTACGTACTGTAGCAAAGAAGGATGAAGACAGTTCATGACATTATCGCCTTGTGGCCATCCGCTTCCGAACTGGCCCGTGATCTTGGCCTCAAGCGTGAGAGCCATGGCACTGTGATGAAGGCCCGCGGATCGATCCCCGTTGTGCATTGGCCGCGTCTCATAAGCGCCGCCAAAAAGCGGGGAATTAAGGGCATCACCTACGAAGTGCTTGTGAATGCACATGCTCGTCCCTCGTGTGGCGAGGGCGCATCTCTGGAGCGCCAGTCAGCCTCCTCGAAGAAGGAAGCTGCATGATGACGCGCCGGTCCCCATGCGCCAATGCGGCTTTGTTGTCCTTGCTCCTATCAAAGCACACTCCTGCTACAATTCGTATTACTCTTATGAGCTATCGTAACCATTTGGAGTTACGAAGATGAGATACAGTTCTTTCTCCGATCGTCGTGAGAATAGACGGCGCAAAGTACGTTACCGCCTGACCGCATCGGGCGAGTTTTACTTCCTTACACAGGATGGATGGCTACTTGTTCGGAGGGCGAAGTGAGCCCGTTGCTGTTTTCACGTTCCTCCCCCATCGGCCTAATGCCCCCTGCCGATGGCACCTGCGCGGGCGACCTCTTCAAAGGACTGAGTGTCGCCCGCGCCTTTCTTCTTCTTTCCACCCTTCGGCAAAAGCTGCTTCAGCACCTTCAGAACATGGGCGCGCACCTCTCTGTTCTTCGCGCCCTTGCTCCCCCGCTTGCTGTCTTTGCCGTCACCCATCGTACCAGCCCCTTCTCCATGCCTACCGTTATCGGCGGGTCGGATGGGAATTTCATCTTCAATCGTAACCAGAACATCAATGGAACTCTGGCATGACCCAAGAACGCGGTCGCACCCTTCCTTTCTCGGGCTTCAAAGCCGCGTGGCGGATGCTTCTCGACACCCTTGGCGGGGTCTCGGCTGTCGAACGGGCAGGCATCACTCGTGGCAGCGCATCGCTCCTGTCTCGATATGGCCAGGTGCATGAGAGCGCCTTCACGCCGGTCGATATCATGTACGAGATCGAGAAGGCTGTTGTGGAGGCTGGTGGGCGTCCCGAGTTCCTCTTTGCCTATGCCGACGCTCTCGGGTTTGCCGTCGCTCCAAAGGCAGCACTCGAGAACCCTATGCCGGTTCTCGACCATGCCGCCGTCGAGGCTATCGGGGCACTTGGCCGGGTCGCCTCTGCTTTCCATGAAGCTGCCCGCGATGGCGTGATCACGCCGAGAGAGGCTGAAGGCCTCGCAACAATCGGCTCGCGTGCTGAAGCCGAGATCCACGAGTTCACCGAAGCTGCGAAGGCCCGTGCCGCGAAAGGCGGTGCACGATGATCGAGATCGAACGCAGGCAGGAGCTGGATACTCTCTCAGCCAGTATTGAGGCACCATACAACCGCATTGCCTACTGCGCGAACCGGATCGGTGACATTCGCAAGTACGGAGTTCACGGCGGGAAGATCATAGATGCCGCTAGCAAGCTTCTTGGCTGGGCCCGAGCTCTGACACGTACCCGTATGATGATGATTGAGGAGCGGGGTCTTTGGGGCGCCGCTGCATTCCTCGAGTCCGTGTATGGGCACGACGAACTGTTCAGGGTTTCGTCGTTGGACAGGAGGCTGCTGGGCTGGGTCTACGTTGCCCGTCTGAGGGATGACCGAGACGTCCTGAAGGTTGGATTCTCGCGCAACCCAGAGGCCCGCATCGAGAAGCTTTCTCAGGAGTATGGGGTTCGTCTGGAACTGGTTTCGACAACTCCTGGAACCATGCTCGACGAATTTGCCGACCACTGTAGCCGCGGGCCCAGCGGCATTCTCGGGGAATGGTTCTTCGCGCCCGGGATCAAAGGGCGAACCATCCCCGATTTCCTTCTTTCACGAGCTTGGCCCACAAGGATTGGGAGTGCCGCCTGATGCACATCACCCCAGAACGCGCCCGTAGTATCGCTGACAGTATCGACGCCTACGACGCTGATATCGAGCTTCATCAAGCGGGCAAGAGAGAAACCTATGCCGATCTCCGGACGGAGCTTGAGTCGCTCGGCCTGGACCGTGCCACTGTGTCTCTTGAGATCGCCGCGCTGAAGGCGGCAATCGCCATGCGCCGCAAGCGCCGCGCCGACCCGGAGAAGGTCGACGAGAAGGACGCCGTGACGTCGGATTACTTCGAGGCAATCGACGTCCTCGCGCGTGAGCGCGTGGCGCGCGTACGCGAGAAGCCGGTGGTTGAGGGCATGACTGAGCTGCAGCGCCGCTATGGGATGGGAGCCTGATCATGGCCGTGCCTTTCCCGGAGCCCGTCACACGCGAGCAGATGCAGACCAACCGTCGGCACCTGGACGCAGTGTTTTTCCCTCAGCGCGGTCGCGTGAAGAACCTCTTGCCTGAACCGGACGAGGTGATTGAGCCTGAGCCCGATCAGGAGCCGGACGAGAGGCCGGAACCGACCCGACCCGTCCCGAGCGAGAGCGAGGCGCAAATCCTCGACGCGGTCGCCACCCGGGCCGAGATCACAGTCGAGGACCTGCTCAACAGCCTGTCGAAGCCGGCCGCTCTGGCGCGTCAGGTAGCGGCCGTGGTCCTCACCCGCTCCCTCACATCCGACCCCACCCATGCGGCTATGATCTGCGGGCTGACCTTCGGCGCCGCCAGCCGGGCGTTGCAGGAGTTCGACCCACTTCTGAGCGCGCAGGCTCTGCCGATTATCAACGACCCTCTCGCCTGCGTCTCTCCGCTCTGGAACCATGCGGTTGTCAGCCTCCAGGATCGTCGGACGGCGACCCTTGCGGAATGCCTCATGGCTGCCTCGCGTGCCTCTGGCGTCTCCCTCCACGACATGAAGACGGAGCGGCGCACGCAATCGCACGTTCGGGCCCGTCAGATCGCCATGTGGCTCGCCACGCAGTTCACTCTCATGTCTCTGCCTTCCATCGGCCGGAACCTCGGCGGACGGGATCATACGACTGTGCTGCACGGCTCGCGGGTCGTTGCCAAGATGGCCGCCACGATCACGCCTAGTGACCACTGGGGCCTTCAAGAATGGGCTGATGCCATCTGGGCTGCCGAATGGCGCCCCAGCAATGGGAAGGGGTTCAGAGCATGATCACTGGCCTCACCCGCAAGCAGAATGAGCTTTTCCGGTTCATCGCTGGATACATGGATCGCCATGGCATTGCGCCATCCCTGGATGAGATGACAGAGGCCCTGGACCTCAGCTCCAAGAGCTGCACGCACCGACTCCTGGTGTGCCTTCAGGAGCGGGGTTGGATCCGGCGGGAGAAGAACCTGGCACGCGCTCTCATCATCGAGGATGCGGCAAGGGCGCGTCTGCGCCAGGCAGGTGCCGCATGAAGAGCCAGCGCAAGCGCCGCGTCATCATCCGCGAGACGAAGATCCAAGCTGCCGTAGTTGAGCACTGGCGAAAGCTGGGGCTCCCCGACACGCTAGTGGCTGCGATCCCAAACCAGTATGCCTTCGGGCAGGCTGGCCTCACCAAGGGCGTGTTCGATCTGTTGGTGCTCGGCGGCGATGTCGGCATCGGCCTCATCGAGCTCAAGGCGGATGACGGAACGCTCAGCGATGAGCAGAAGGAGTTCCGCCGGCTCCTGATCATCAACGGGATCTCCTACGCCATTACCTACGGCCGTGATGAGCCGATCACGGTACTTGAGGGCTGGGGTGTCGTGCGTAAGCAGGTGAGGGCGGCGGCATGACATACCCGTTCTCCGATCTGCCACAGCGGCACTTCAAGCTCATCATGGCTGACCCTGCTACGCGATTTGCCGCAGGAACGAAGGGCCGCCCACAACACTACCCGCGTATGTCGGATCATGAGATTGCCGCACTTCCCGTTGGCGATCTCGCGCACCCTGACGGCTGCTGGCTGCTGCTGTGGGTGACCTCTCCCAAGCTCTATCGCCCCAAAGGCGCACGCACCAAGCTTTCGCCGCAGGAGATCGCTGCGGCTTGGGGCTTCCGGTATTCAGGCCGCGCTTTCGTCTGGGTCAAAACGGAGCGCGCTGAGTGCGATCCTCTGGTTGTATTCCCCAGGGGCGGTCTGTTCATGGGACAGGGCTACACGACCCGCAAGAACGCGGAGGATTGCTTACTTTTCCGCAAGGGCTCGCCGAAACGGAAATCAGCCTCTGTCCACGAAGTCATTCTCTCGCCTGTTCGAGAGCATTCCCGCAAGCCGGACGAGGCTTATCGGCGCGCCATGCAATATGCGGACGGTCCTCATCTTGAGCTGTTCTCCCGCGAGTCTCGTGCCGGGTGGACCACGTGGGGCAACGAGGCCACCAAGTTTGATGAGGCAGCAGCATGACTATAACCGCTACCGATATCTGTCATGCCCTCATGAAGCATTACGCGCCGCCATCGCATCGCGTGTTCTTCGAGGTGTCGAACGACACAGGAGCTAAGGCCAGACGCTGGATTGATGCCGTTGCCGTGGGGATCTGGCCTTCCACCGGTCATGAGATTATCGGCATCGAGATCAAGGTCTCTCGCGGGGACTGGAAACGCGAACTCGCCATGCCTGAGAAGGCGCAGAGCCTCATGCGCTTCTGCACAAGGTGGTACCTGGCGTGTCCTGAAGGCCTCGTGAAGCCCGACGAGCTACCGGCGACCTGGGGCATGCTCATTTACCGGGACGATGGGACGATCAAGAACAAGGTCCAGGCCAAGCGGCTCGATCCTGAGCCTCTGACGCCAGGCTTCATGATGGCCGTACTGCGCAATGCCTCGGCGGTGGATATGGAGCTTGTGTCTCGCCTCGTCGCGGATCAGGTGAAAGAGAAGCGGGCCTCCTTTGAACGGGAGGTCGAGCGGGCCGTCGAGCGGCGTATCCAGGATGTGTCGTCGAACCAGAAGCGCGCCCTCGAGATCGCCGAGAAGCTGAAGGCCATCACCGGGGAAGATCTGCTTCGTTGGGGATTCGATGATCAGGCTCTCGCTGCGGCGTACCTGTTCATGAAAGCTTCGCGCGTGCACAGCGTACAGGGATTTGGTCCAAGCGACCTGCCGGGTGTGATCGATGCCCTAGGCCGGGCGCAGGAGACGCTGACGAAGATCTTCAATCAGCCTCTGTTTCAGGAACTGCGTGCCGCAGTCGAACGCGCGCCAAAGGCGGGGAGGGCGGCATGAGCGCTTTTCATCAGCAGAATTTCTTCCAGGGTGGGCAGAGGCTCGTTTATGACGAGGCGATCGATCTGACCCTGCAATCTCTCCAGGCGTATGGCCCACAACACGACCATTGGGCAGTGGCTTGGTCCGGCGGGAAGGATTCTACCGCGACCCTGACGCTCCTCGTTCACCTGATCGAGGTTGGCCGCCTACCAAAGCCCAAGACGCTGTCAGTGTTCTATGCGGACACTCGCCAGGAGCTGCCACCGCTGGCTGCTGCAGCTGGTGAGGTCATGGAGGGGCTGAAGCGCCGCGGGAATTGGATACGAACCGAAGTCGTCAGGGCGCCCCTCGACAAGCGGTTCTTGGTTTACATCCTCGGCCGAGGTGTCCCGCCTCCGAACAACAACACGCTGCGCTGGTGCACTCGCCAGATCAAAGTCGATCCGATGGCAGCCGCTGTCGAGAGAGCCCTGGCCGATCTGCCGGGAAATGAGCAGGTGCTCATGATCACGGGCGTGCGTCAGGGAGAAAGTGCAATCCGTGATCGCCGCATTGAGATGAGCTGCGGTAAGGATGGAGCGGAATGTGGCCAGGGCTGGTATCAGAAGACCCTCCCAGAGGCTAAGGGCATTCGCGGCAGGATTGCGACCCTTGCTCCACTCCTGCACTGGCGGGTTTGCAACGTCTGGGATTGGCTGAAGATCTATGCCCCGATGCCGGAGTATGGCGGCTGGGCCACGCGAGTGGTTGCAGATGCCTATGGAGGTAATGAGGCCGAGGAGATCAACGCCCGCACCGGGTGTATCGGCTGCCCGCTCGCGAGCGAGGAGAAGGCCCTCAATACCATCCTGCTCAATCCGGACTGGCAGTACCTATCACCACTTCTTGGTCTCAAGCAGATCTATCGTGAATTGCGCGAGCCGCGGCACCGCCTTCGCAAGGCTGGAGCGGAGACGCTGAAGAATGGCTCTATCGCTAAGAACCCTCAGCGAATGGGCCCGCTTACTTTCGAAGCGCGCCTTATGGGGCTCTCGCGTGTGCTGGAGATACAGGCGGCCTGCAATGAAGCGGCAGACCGGCTCGGCCGGCCGCGCATCGATATCCTGAATGCGGAGGAAGAGGCTCGCATTCGCGAGCTGATTGATCTCGGCACTTGGCCCAATGGCTGGGACGGCGATGAGCCGAATGCCGCTGATCCTCTCGAGTATCTCGTTTATGGGGACGGCTCTATGCAGCTGATGATGACATGATTATCCGTCGTCGCCGCACCCGCAACTTCACCACGATCGACAACGGGGTCTTTGACGACCAAGAGCTGTCTCCTGAGGCTTTGGGCGTGCTGTCCTACCTGCTCAGTCGCCCGAACAACTGGGAGGTTCAGCCAGATCATCTGCGTTCCCGCTTCGATATTGGCCGCGACAAGCTCCAGAAGATCATGCGTCTCTTGCGTGAGCGAGGCTATGCCCGGATCGAGTATGAACACGACAAGGCAACCGGCACGTTCCGCAACTGCGGCTATGTGATCTGTGATGAACCGGTCATGATCAAGACGGTTCAGCCCGTTGGGGAAGTGGCTTCTGATGCTGTCGCTGAGGCTATCGAAACGGCCGATTTGACGAACGAAAGCGACGTTCACCGTGTGCCTGAAAACCCGGCTCACGGTGAAACCGTCAGCCGGGAAAACCGTCTCACGGTAAAACCGTCTGCCGGTAAATCCGGCTCGAAAGAAGAAACAAAGACTGAAATTAAACAAAACCCCCATACCCCCAAGGGGGATTTGGGCGAGGGATCTTCGATCGATTTGGAAGAGATCCCCTCCAAGACTGCCAGCGCTCGCTTTGAGCGCCTCCGGGAGGCATGGCCAGCAGATCCGACGATCAACTGGGAGCGCGTCGAGAGTGGCTTCTACCGCATGCCGGTCGAGGACCAGGAGAACGCCTCCAAGATCGCCAAGCGGTATGTCGAATTCTGCCGACGTGAAGGGCGCAAGCTGAAGGCTCCGCAGAACTGGCTGCGCGATAAAGGCTGGGCTGGCTTCCTCGAGGAAGAGCGCAAGGCTTCTGCCGCTGTCGAGCGCGGCCGCACGATGGTCTGGGTCATGGAAGGTACTCGGGCCTGGGACGCCTGGCGCGGATGGTACGAGGCCAAGGGCAAGGTGCCGAAGGTTGCCATGCAGGTGAAGGCCGAGAAGGGCTTCGGCAACTACTTCCCGACGCTGTTTCCGTCGGCGGCTGAGTGACAATCGAAGGAAGGTTTGAGGTAATGGCAGGCAGTGTGAACAAAGTAATTCTGGTGGGCAATCTGGGACGTGATCCCGAGGTACGCCACACCAACGACGGCAGGAAGGTCGTGAGCTTCCGTATGGCGACTTCCGAGACGTGGAAGGACAAGGCCACCGGCGAGCGCAAGGAAAAGACCGAGTGGCACTCGGTGGTGATCTTCAACGAGAACCTGGCGCGCGTGGCCGAGCAGTACCTGAAGAAGGGATCGAAGGTTTACGTCGAGGGGAAACTCAAGACGCGCAAATGGGAAGATCAATCAGGCACAGAGCGGTACACGACCGAGGTGGCGCTCGAGCAGTTCCGCGGTGAGCTCACGTTGCTCGATGGCGCCGAGCGCAGAGCACCCAGTGAGGACGATTACGGGGAGACGCGCACGCGCTCTCAGGATTACGGCGCAGCCAAGAGCGGCACGGTCCAGCGCGGCGGCAGTCTCGGCGTCTCACGCAATCATGATCTCGACGACGACATCCCGTTCTAGGAGCAAGCGTGTCGAACCTCCCCAGCTTCGCCCTGTCTGCCAATCCCGGTAGCGTTCACTACTTCCGCTCACCCATCATCATCGAAGTCCTGATCCGCCCATGACCGCTCCCACGAATGCCGGCGCTGGAGCGCCGAAGTCCACCCGCCGCGAGCTCGCCCACCGGATTGCAGAGCTGACCGGGGAGGGCATGTGCGCCCGCGAGATCGCCCTAGCCCTCGGTATGAGTCGTCAGCGCGTCATGAAGATCGCGGCGCAGTACGGTGTCCGCCTACAGCCGCGTGGTGGCTCGCGGCGGATCAGCGGTCAGTTCAGCGGCCGCGATTTCGCGGTCCTGCAGGCCTTGGCCGCACAGGCCGGGTGCAGCCCTGGCGCCATGCTGGTGCGCGTGGCGCGGATCACTCTTGAGGAAGGGCAGGCGGTCGCAGCCCGCAAGCTCGGGCGCGATGCGCTGCCCCGGCGCCGCTATACCCGGAGGGGCTGATATGCGCACCCTCTGTTCTCCGCTCGCCTTGGCCCTCTGCGTCGGCTTGGCCTTTCTGTTCTACGGCCGTGATGGCGCCTGGGGCGCTGTCCTGGGCTGGGCACTCTACCCGGCCTGCAGGGGCATTCTCATGGCCGCCCTGGCGCAGATCAGGGGGCGCTGATGACCGCGCGCCCGGCTTCCTTCGATGCCGAGGTCCTGGCAGCCCGCCAAGTGCTGATGGGCACCGCCATGAAGCTCACCAGCAGCAAGGTCGCGGCCGAGGACCTGGTGCAGGACACTATCGAGCGGGCTCTTGCCAACTTCACCCTGTTCCACGGTGGCAACCTCCGGGGCTGGCTGGTCGTGGTGATGCGGAATCTCTACTTCGCCCAGCACAAGCGCGCCCGGCGCTGGGTGGAGGATCCTAACGGCGCCGCCGCGGCTTCGCTGATCCAGCCCCAGGAGCAGGAGGCGGTCGTCTACCTGGACGATGTCGTGCGGCGGATCGAGCACCTGCCGTTCCTTCAGCGGGAGGCCTTGCTGCTCGCTGTAGACGGTGTGTCCTACGACGAAATCGCCGACCGGGCAGGGGTGCCGGTCGGTACCATCAAGAGCCGCCTGGCGCGCGCCCGCGAGGCCCTCGATCCCGGTTCGAGGAGGACTTGATGGACGCGATCGAGACCCCGGCCTGGCATCCTCTCGACGGAGTGCCACCGCCTGAAGAAGTGCCGAGCACCTGGGATGCCGGCCACGTTGCCTTTCGCCTGACCCGGGCCTTTGAGGTCATGCGCGACCTGCCTGGTGGCACTGGTCCCTTGAGTGGGGGAGGGGCCACTTGGCCGGCCATGCTGCTCGAGTATGCGGGTGAGGTGGATGAGGACTATGTCCCACGCCCGCGCTGGCCGGCGTCCGTCATCTCCATGGCTGACGAGGCGCTCGCCTGGCCGATCGTGCACCTGACGGACGAACCCATGCGCGCTGATGCCGTGCTGGTGTGGGCGTTCTGCAAGGCCACCAAGCGCTCGATCGCGAAGTCCCTGCGCGGCCGGGTCGCCCGGGCTCGGGCGATTGCGTCGCGCATGCAGGACGGGGAGAACGGCCGCCGGTCCGAGCTGCGCGCCGCCCTGGCACGCCAAGTGGCGGCTTGGGCGAATGAGCGCCTAGTCGGTGTCACCGATCCCGAGCGTGTGGCCGCCATCAAGCACAACGCGCACATCCGTTTCGAGCGCGAGATCGCGGATCTGCATCCGGTGCAGATCGCGCCCCATCAGGCCATGCCGAGCCGGATTCTCTCGCGGGCCTCTCTCGATCGGTACCTGCCTTCCGCCCTTGAGATGCTCGCCGATCGCCTGGCGGCAGCTCGAGTCCCTGTCCGCTGAAAAAGGAGCCAGCCCATGGCCAGAACCGGCAATTACGTCTACCGCCCCTACAAGCGCAGGGCGCTCACGGCCCAGGACTGCTCGATCGTGGCCCGGGACGACTTGGCGCCGAAGGAGACCAGCCTTCTGCCGCTGCCCAGCGGCTATGGCGATGTGAAGCTCACCTATTGCGCCGGCAGCCGGATGGCCAGCGGCCAAGTCGTGAGTGTGCGGCGATGACCCGCGGCTACCAGCCCCAGCCCCAGCGAGGGCCGCGGCCGACGCCACCAGGCCGGGCGCTCTCCTACGCCTGGTTTGCGGCGCGGTATCGCTTCTACCGCGATCGCGGCGAGCTGCGCTTGGCGCAGCACTACGGCGATCTGTGCGGACTGCCTGTGAGCCCGACCGGGCCCAAGATCCCCCTCAAGAGGAAAGAGCCATGACCCGCGTTGCGTATGCGCTGCTCGGCGCTTCCGTTCTCGCCTGCGCGATTGATCTCAAAGAGGGCGGGCTGACCTGGCTCGGCATTGGTGCCCTGGTCGCCTCCCTGCTCACGGTCCTGCTCGTTGAGGGCACGCCAGAATGAGGTGGTACTTCGCAATCAGGCGCGGGCCTACGATCTGGTACGAGCTCGCCAAGCGGGAGCCGTTCGTCAACGGCTGACCGTTCGCGGCAGTGCCGCAAAACAGACCTTGAGGCGGTTTTTTGCTGTCTCGGGGGCTATTTTTCTGAGGCCTTTGTCATGGCCCTATGGGCCCGTTGCGGCGCCTGGATTCTTGCGTGACAAACCCCCAGAAATTTCGAGCGTTTGGGAGTGGTGACATTCGGGCCGGTTTCGGGCATCCATCTCGCTATCGTCGCGAGGGTCATGTGAAAACGCTGACCCACTGAAATCGCAGCCGATACGCCTGCCGGGCCGCTCAGCTTGCTCTGCTCAGCTTGCCCCGCTCGCGTGTTGGGCGCAGCAGATACCTCCCTACGGCTCTGTTGCTCGACCACAAAGGCGGCGCGTCCGCCCGCGACGTACTTCTTCCCATGGCCAGGCCGTTCGATCGGCCCCTGGTGCCCTCTCGCCAAGTAGGAAAACCCATGTCCACAAAGACCCGCGCCAAGTTCTACTGCAGCCATATCGGTGCATCGAAGTTCCACAAGAGCACGCCTGAGCAGCAGGTTGTACGCCTCAATCCTGTGACGGGCGACACCGAAGAGAACAAGGCGTTCTTTCAGGCCACGCCGGGCGGCTCGATTGAGCTTCAGGTCGTGAAACCCGGACTCTTCGAGTTGGGCAAGGAATACTACGTCGACTTCACCCCAGCCGACGCCTGACGCGGGCCTGAATTCGGCGGCCTCGGGAACCCGCCTTGGGGCCGCCTTGTCGTTTCTCTCCTCGCAGGACCAGCTATGCCGAACTCTAAGCCCCCGGTGCTGATGAGCCCCGAGAACCCGACCGGCTGGAAGCTGGAGGAGTTGCTCGGTGCTCTGCAGCACGAAGTTCACAACAAGTGCGCCAGGATTGCGCGGGATGACCGCCCGGTGGCGAAGGCGGTTCTGCGGAACAACCACCGCATTATCGACCTCTTGCGCGTGGCCATGAGCCTCCAAGAGGAGAGCCTGGCGGCTCTTGCCTCGATCGCTCCGGACCCGGGCCCGCTGGGCAAACCGCGGATCGGCGAGGGAAGCGGCGCATGAGGGCCCTGGCCTTAGTTGCTTTGGCTCTCGCCCTCGCTGGATGCGAGGTGGAGTTCGATCGGGTGAGCGAGACCGGGGACGGCTGCACCGTCATGGTCGCCTATGCCGCCCGGTGCCAGGCGGCCGGGAAGGCAGCGATCTGCACGCACAAGCGGCCCGAGCTGCTGCGGCGCGTGACCCCGGAGTGCGTGGCCTCTCAGTAGGTGTCGCCTTTCGGAAGGCCGATCGCCGCGCGGTAAAGGTTCAGGACGATGCCGAATTCCTGGCGCGCGCGGCGCTCGCTTTCCGTTTCCAGGCTCTCGCGGGTGATGATCGCGAGAGCGTCCTTGTCGAAACCACAGCGCTTCGCCTCGGCATAGACGTCTTTCAGGTCGTCGCCTGCGGCCTGGAGATCCTTCTGCAGGTAGGTGACGTCCCGCCCTTGGCGGCGGGCGTCCCTGATGTCCGCCATGAGCCCCTTGCGCTCTTTCTCGAGCAGCTTGATCCGCTCCATGAATTGCCGGAGCTGGTCAGCGGCGGCGGCCCTGTCTCTCACGGCGTCGTTCTGCTGCATGGGGCGCTCCGCTACGCGGCCTTGGGTTTCTTGCCCAGCCCCTTGCGCAGGGCCTCGCTCATGCGCGTCTGCCATCCTGGCCCTGTGGCCTTGTAGGCCTCGAGCACGTCGGGATCGATGCGCAGCTTAACGGCCACCTTCGACTTGTCGGACTTGGGCCGCCCGCGTGCGACCTTGGCCTGTGCCATCTTCGCCTGCCATTCCGGCGTGGAGAGATCCGGGGCGTCATCCGGGTCAGTCCAGTCGGGGGCCGTAGAGTGCTTGTTCCCGGTCATTGGCTTTCCTCAGTGAAATGATGCGGCGAACCGCGCCGCGCGGTGTCCAAACCGTCACCACCATGCGCCCGTCGAGATACCCGACCGTGATGTATCGGGGCTCGCCGTAATCCTTGCGGTCATCCTCGACCGTCAGGGTCGCGCCTTCGAAGATCTCGCCCGCGCGAGCCATGTCGAGGCCCCGTTCTTCGAGGGTCACTTGGCGCTTCGGTGGGTCGTAATCAACTTTCATGCCTATTCTTGTACCCCCAGGAATGAGGCATAGCAATGCAATTCTTGGGGGTACGTGAAATAAGTTCTCAGCAGGCCGGAGGCCCTCTGGAGCGCGTGTGCGCTCCCATGCTCGCGTGGCAAGGGGGAGGATTACCGAAGGCCGACCATGCGAAGGCGTGCTGCCCTGAAGCCACGAAGGGGCCAGCAGAAGCGCGGGGCCAGCCAAACCCGCGCCGAGCCGTACCCGGGCAAAGTAGGCCGCTGTAAGCCCCCTGGCCGCAAATGGGGGAGGGTGCCTGGCGAGGCACCACAACCTTTTCTCCGGGGAGGGTTCGATGGCTCGCAAGCGGGTCTATGCCGTCGCGCGCATTCCGGTGTCCGACCTGATCGTCCTTGAGGATGGGCAGGTGCTGGAGCCGGTCGGCTGGCTCGACGGGGAGGATGACGAATGCGAGCCCGGTGACCCCGATGTCTGCTCTGTTGCGGTGCTGATCCGCGGCCGCGTGGCGATCGTCTGCCTTGAGGACATCGACCCCGTTTCCATCCACTGAGCCAGGACCAGGCCCATGCATGAAACCGTCACCGTCATCCCCGGCCGGCGCCTCGGCCTGGTGCTCGCCTGTGCCCTAGCCGCGCAGGCTGCCAGCCTCTCGCCGGCTATCCTCCCCGCCACTCCTGAAGTACCGCCCCCTCCCTATGCGCAGGATGGGGGCAATAACCGCCACGCACGTCGTCGCGCAGCCGCCCTTGCAAGAGGGGGGCGGGGGTAATGACCCCGGGGGATATGGTGGCGCCGCACCAAGCCTGGTCACGGTACGACACCTTGATGCGGGCCGCGGTGCGGGCGCGCAGCGCCGCGAGGCGCGATGACTTGGTGGCCGCTGCCAACGTTATCCTGGCGCAATGGTTCAGCCTGACCGAAGAGCTGCGTGCCCGTCGCAACGGAGCCGCATCGTGACCCGGCTGTTCTGCACCTCCTGTGGCTCAGCATTGGGGGAGGGGGAAGCATGCGGGTGCAATGCACGGCGCTCCCCCTCCCGGGACTGTGCCACGGTCAAGCGCCCACCTCGATCGCACCGACCGCGCTGCAGCATCGGTCAAGGCAAGAGGCAACGCCGACCCCGACCCTGACCGTGGCAAGTCAGCCGCATTGTTGCAGGACAGCAACACCCACCTCCCTGGCGGGGCCCCTGACCCCCCGTGGGGCTATAGCGGGTCGGGCGGAAGCTCGGTTCCCCACTCTCTGAGAAAATTTCCAATCGGAGTTTTTGTTTATGTCCGGGACAGGCGTGACAGGCCGGCTCGTGAACCGGGCAGACCTCGCTGCGCTATGGGGCACGAGCCTTCCGACGATTGATGCCTGGGTTCGCCAAGGCTGCCCGTTCGTCAAGCGGGGAAGTAAAGGCAAGGAGTGGCAGTTCGACACGGCGGCAGTCGCCGAGTGGCGCATCAGCCGAGCGGTCGAGGATGCCCTTTCCGATGTCCAGGATGAGGGCGGGCGGATGTCCCGCGAGGAAGCGGATCGGCGCCGTGCCGTAGCTGCGGCGATCTCGGCCGAAATCCAGGCCGACCGCGACCTCGGTACAGTGGTCGAAAAGAATGCTGCCGAAGCGGACACCGCAGCGTTCTGCATTGCTCTCAAAACCGCGCTGACCACCGCCGCCGCGAAGATCGCAGCCCGCGCGGCGCTCATTACGAGTGCCCCGGAAATTCAGGAGCTATGCGAGACAGAGCTGAACCGCGCGTTCAATGCGGCTCAGTCCGATCTCGTCTCTCAATGGTCGGATAGAGCCCATGACGACGACAGAGAGGATGAACAGCCATAGTACCGGTGATTACCGGCAGGGCCGCGCTGCCTATCGCAAGGCCGTTCTAGGGCTCTTCGATAGCGCTTTGAAGTTCCGCCCTCGAATGCGGGGATCGGAATGGGCGGAGCAGTACGGCTGGATCCCGAAGGGTACCGGCGCAGAAAGTGGCCCCGTCACCCTCTACGGCTACCAGCGCGGTCTGCTGGATGCCATGTGCGATCCGCGTATCCCGCTTGTCACCGTTCTGAAGGCGGCTCGCGTCGGCTATACCCGATGCGCTACGCTCGCCCTGGGCTATCACCTGCATCAGGATCCGACGCTGTGCGCCGTTGCGCAGCCGACGATCCCCGATGCGGAGGACTTCGGCGGCGCTGAGATTGCGCCGATGCTCCGCGAGACGCCTGTGCTCAAGAGCCTGCTGCGGCCCGTCCGAAAAGGCGAGAAGCCAGACAAGGCGACGTTCTACCAGCTCAACAACGGTGCGTCGGCGCGCGTTGTGGGTGCGGCCTCTGATGATGCGTTCCGGCGGTATTCCGCACGCTTTCAAGTGGCCGACGAAATCGACGGCGACGGCTGGACGCCAGGCGCCAAGAGCCAGGGTGACAAGCTCAAACTGTTCTGGACGCGCGGTGAAACCTTCTGGAACCGCAAGCAGATCAGGGGCTCGACGCCGCTCCTCGAGGAGACGTCGAGGATCTGGCGGCTCTGGCTGCAGAGCGATCAACGGCGCTACTTTGTGCCCTGTCCGCAGTGCCGTGAGATGCAGTATCTGCAATGGGGTGACCGCGATACCCCGTTCGGCATCAAATGGGACCTTGGGCAGGACGGCTCACTGAAGTCGGTCTGGTACGTAGGCACCTGTGGCTGCATCATCGATGAAGACCGTAAGGTCTGGATGGATGAGCGCGGCGATTGGCGCCCGACCGCCGATCCAAAGATACCCGGGCATGCTGGCTTCCATCTCTGGACTGGCATGAGCTTGAATCCGAATGCTGCTTGGCCAGTGATTGTGCAGGAGTGGCTTGAGGCTCAGGACGACCCAGCAAGCCTCGTCCAGCCGTTCCTCAACCTGCGCCTTGGTCGAACCTACAAGGCGACCTACGGCCAGGAGATCAAGAGCGGCCAATTCCTTGGTCGACAGGAAGTGTATGGGGCCGAGGTGCCGAACGGTGTTGAGTTCCTTACACTCGGCGGCGACGTTCAATCCGGTCACGCGAACCCACGCATTGAGGCGGCGGTCTATGGGTGGGGAAAGGGACTCGAGTGCTGGCTTATCGGTCACTTCGTTCTGCCTGGAGATCCGGCGCAAGGCGAAGTTTGGTCAGCGCTCGACACCCTACTGCAACGACAGTTCGCGCGTGCCGACGGAAAGATGCTCCGCATCCAGGCGGCGGCCATCGACTCCGGCGGCCACCACACTGCGGAAACGTACCAGTTCTGTAACGAACGTCGTCATCGTCGTGTGTGGGCGATCAAAGGTCGTGCCGAGACGAAGGGACAGCGCAGCAAGGTGTGGCCGCGTAAACCGTCATCGAAGCTCGGAAATGTCTGGCACATGATCGGCGGCAATGCCGCCCGCGATTGGGCCTATGGCAGTCTCGCAGTGGAGAAGCACGGGCCTCGTTACGTCCACTTCCCTGATGAACCTGCAGCTGGCTCGCGACCAATTGATGAAGAGTTCTTCACTCAGCTCACTCGCGAACGTCTCGTCGTGCGCAAGCAGGGGTTCACTGAATGGGTAAAGCCAAAAGCGGCGCATGAGGCCGGCGTCTGCTTTGTCTATGCCTATGCCGCGGTGTGTGGACTTCAGGCGATGAACAGTCGGTATGTGGCAATGGGTAAGGCTCCGAAACCTGCTGATGAGCTGGTGCCTTCTTCAGAGGGAACGACGCCGATCTCAGGTACTGATCGCGCTGCTCCAAGCACTACACCTGCGAAGCCTAGAAACCTAAATCAGGCGCGGCCTGAGGCTGCGCCGAAGACGCTGTTCAAACGGCAAGTCAAGCGCTCGTCCATCTTCCATCGCTAATACAAGGAGGGCCGCCATGGCCACACTCGCAGAGCTGGAGGCCCAGCTCGAGATGCTTCAGCGCGCCCGCGATACCGGCGTCCTGCAGATCCGCAAGGGCGAGGACTCCACGTTGTTCCGCTCCCTGAAGGAGATGGACGAGGCGATCCGCGGCCTGGAACTCCGCATCCGGAGGGCCAAGGGCGGCGCGGCCAAAACCTACCGCATGGTGCGGTTCAACGATCGGAGCGGCTACTAATGGCTGGGAATGTCCGTTTCCGGATCAAAGGCACGGCGGTCTATGTCGACCCTGTGGCCGCTGTCCCGGCCCATATCCGGGCCAACGATTCCTCGTATCTGACCGCTGGCTCCGGCCCGCGCTCGCGGGCCTGGCGCCCGCCGAACGTGGGGCCGAATGCGGCGCTCGATTATGCGGCCGACGCGCTGCGCTCGCAGTCGCGTGACCAGATCCGCAAGAACCCGCTCGCTGGCGCCATTGTCGAGCGCCTGGTGACGAACCTGATCGGCTCCGGCATCAAGCCGAAGTTCGAGAAGGAGGAGCATCAGAAGCTCTGGACCAAGTGGACGGATGAGGCGGTCGCTGACGGGCAGCTCGACTTCTACGGCTTCCAGGCCCAGCAGGCCGGCGGCATGATCGGTGGCGGCGAGGTGTTCGTCCGCCTGCGCGCCCGCCGGCCGCAGGACGGCCTCTCCGTCCCGCTGCAGCTCGAAGCCCTTGAGGCCGAGTTCTGTCCCATGGATAAGAACGAGGCCGAAACCGACAGCCGCGGCGAGATCCGGCAAGGGATCGAGTTCGACAAGAATGTGAAGTCGCGCCGCGTCGCCTACTGGCTGTATCCGCGCCACCCCAAGGACGGCAGTTTCTCCCTGTCTGTCAACGAGGCCGTGCGTGTGCCGGCGTCGGAGGTCCTGCACCTCTACGTGCCGAGCCGGCCGGGCCAGATCCGCGGCGAGCCGTGGCTGACCCGCGCTCTCGCCCGCGTGAAGGATCTCGAGTCCTACGACAGCGCGGAGCTGGTGCGCAAAAAGGTCGTCACCATGTTCGCCGGGTTCATTCGCCGGCAACTGCCTGAAGGCCTCACCCTCGAAGACCTGCAGGAGCTCTATGGTGATGCCGAGGACGCTGGCGGCGCGGCCCTGGCAGGGATTGAGCCCGGCTCCATGCAGGTGCTTCTGCCTGGTGAGGAGATCGAGTTCTCCAACCCGACCGAAGTCGGCGGCATGTACGAAGTCTACATGCGCCAGCAAATCCGGTTCGTCGCGACCGCCGTCGGGCTGCTCTATGAGCAGCTCTCGGGCGATTACTCGGATGTCAACGACCGCACTTGGCGCGCGGCCGTGACGGACTTCCGTCGCCGCATGGAGCAGCTGCAGCACCAGATTTTCGTGTTCCAGTTCTGCCGCCCGGTGGCGCGGCGCTGGGCCGAGCTGGCGCTGATCTCTGGGGCCGCGGCCGATATCGATCCGTCGGCGCCGGTCACGTGGACCCCGCCGCGGTGGCCGTACATCAACCCGCTGCAGGACGTGCAGACCCAGGAAAGGGAAGTCCAAGCGGGCTTCACTTCTCGGGCGCGCGTCGTCAGCGAGCGCGGCGAGGATGTGGAGCAGATCGACGCCGAGCAGGAGGCCGACAACAAGCGCGCCGACGCTGCAGGCCTCAAGCACACCTCGGATGGCCGCGCGCAGGCCAACAAGCAGATCGGGCACAACGGCGGCCCGCCTCTCGACGATCCCGGTAACGAACCGGCGCCTGGCAGCCGGCGCAAGAAGGAGAAGTAAGATGGCCGTGAAGGTCCAAGGTAACGAGATCATTCTTTCCGGCTTTGTCGGCGAGACCTTCTATCGCGATGGCTTCACCTCCGGTGACGTCATCAACGCCCTGGCGATGGTCGGTTCCGAGGCGGATATCCGTCTGCGCATCAACAGCGGCGGCGGCATCGCCACTGAGGGTGCCGCGATTTATGCCTCGGTGAAGGGGCACAAGGGCGAAGTTGTCGTGATCGTCGAGGGCATCGCCGCCAGCGCCGCGTCGCTGATTGCCATGGCCGGCGATGAGATCGAGATGGCGCCTGGCGCGGTCATGATGATCCACGATCCCGCCGGCTTCACCTTTGGCGATGCGGCTGCGCACCAGAAGACGATTGAAGCTCTCAACGCCCTCGGTGATGCCTATGCGGTGGTCTATGCCGAGCGTTCCGGCAAGACCAAGGACGAAGCCCGCCAGATCATGCGGGAGGAATCGTGGTTCGACGGACCGGCCGCTGTCGCCGCCGGCTTTGCCACCAAGGCAGCCACCGCCAGCAATGACAACAAGCCAGCCGAGGCCTCCGCCTTCGACTACCGGCTCTATGCCAAGGCGCCCGAGGCGCTTGTGGCACTCGCTCAGACCCGCGGCTGGAATGCCCGGGCCTCCATGGCGGTTCCTACCGCCTCCACCCCTCCCAAGGAGAGCACCATGTCGACGACGCCCACCCAGCCGACGCTGCAGAGCAACCCGCCGCAAAACCAGCCCAAGCCGGGCGCCCCGCAGACGGAAACGGCCGCTGATGCGGTTGCCCGCTCCACCGCCATTGTCGAGGCCTGTGTGGCCGCTGGCGTGGCGTCCATGGCATCCGGCCTGATCTCCAGCGGTAAGACCCTGGACGAAGCCAAGGCCGTCATTGCCGACGCCGGCGCGATCCGCGCGGCGGTCGACCAGGCCCGCAAGGTCAACCCCACCATTGAGGCCTCGCTGGCCGATAAGTTCATCAGCGAGGGCAAGAGTTCCGAGCAGGCACGCGCGGCCTTGCTGGATTTGATCGTGGCGAAGCAATCGCCCGAGGTGAAGCCGGGCGCGCCCGTCGACACCCAACCTGCAGCGGCGGCTTGGGACAAGCACGTCGAGAACATCAACGCCCGCAACGCTGCCTAATCGGCACCCGCGGCACTAACTGGAGTAGTCAGGAATGACGACGTTTACCTCTGGCCGCGCGGCGGCCGATTTCATTTTGAGCGAGGCCAATGGCCAGCGTTCGCGCGGTGTTGGCACCTTGCTCTCGGGCCAGATCGTGAAGGCCGGCATGGTGCTCGGCAAGATCACGCTTGGCGCTGCGACGACTGCCTTCGCCGGCACTGGCAACGGCACGATCACGATGGACGCAACCACCCCGGTCCTCTCGACCGCAAAGGTGGGCGCATACACGGCGACCTGCATCACTTCGGCAGCCAACGGCGGCACGTTCCGCGTTGAGGACCCGTCTGGCGCGTTCATCGGTGAGGTCGCGGTCGGAGCAACCTTCTCGGAGCAGATCAAGTTCGTTATCGCGGACGGCGCGACCGACTTCGTTGTGGGCGACAAGTTCACGATTACCGTCGCTGCGGGCTCCGGCAAGTACAAGGCCGTCACCGCTGCTGCCACCGATGGCTCGCAGAACGCAGCGGCGATCGCGATCTATGCCACCGACGCCACCGGCGCCGATACGCAGATCTCCGTCATCGAGCGCGCCGCCGAGGTCAACGGCAAGCTGCTGTCCTACGGCGCCGATATCGATACGGATGCTGAAAAGACCGCGGTCCACACGGCTCTCGCTGGTGCCGGCGTCGGCATCATCGTCCGCTAATTCCTGCCCTCTAACCGCGTGCAAAAAGGCCCGCCTGGTGCGGGCCTTTTGCGTTCCTGTCCTTCGTCCCGGCCCGCCTGAGTGCGGGCCTTTTTTATGAGGTCCTGCACACATGTTGGATATCTTCAAGAACGACGCCTTCAGCGTTGTCGCGCTCACCCTCGCGATCAATAAGCTGAAGCACAAGCCCGGCCAGGTCGGCTCGCTCGGCATCTTCAAGCCGTCGAGCACGCACCTTACCGCGATTTCCGTCGAGGAAAAGTCCGGCGTCCTCACGCTCGTCGCTCCCACCCCGCGTGGCGGCCCGGGTGTGACGGTCGGCAAGACCGACCGCAACCTGCGCTCGATCGCGGTGCCCCACTTTGAAATCAACGACGCCATCATGGCGGAGTCGGTGCAGGGTGTGCGTGCCTTCGGCTCCGAGACCGAACTCGAGACCGTCATGGGCAAGGTCGCCGAGCGGCTCGACATTCACGCGTCCTCCCACAATGTGACGACCGAGTATTCCCGGATCGGCGCATTGAAGGGCGTCGTGAAGTACGCCGGCGGTTCGGAGCTCAACCTCTTCAACCTGTTTGAGGTGACGGCGCCGACCGAGGTGGACTTCGATCTCGACAACGCCAACCCGGCCCCGGGTGCCCTTCGCAAGAAGTGCGCTGCGGTTGTCCGTCAGATCACCGAGGCCCTCGACGGCGTCGTGATCTCCGGTGTGCATGCCTACTGCTCGAAGGAATTCTTCGACGACTTGGTGGCCCACCCGGAGGTGCGTGACACCTACCTGGGCTGGGTGCAGGCCGAGGAGTTGCGTCATGGCTATGCCTATGGCGCGTTCCCCTTCGGCGGCATCATGTGGGAAGAGTACCGCGGCTCTGTCGGCGGCACCTCCTTTGTGGATGCCGACAAGGCGCACATCTTCCCGATCGCCGACATTTACCACACGGTTTATGCGCCGGCGGACTACCTCGAGACGGTCAACACACTCGGCAAGGCGATGTACGCGAAGCAGTACGAAATGCCGAACGGCAAGGGCGTGCATTTCGACACCCAGACCAACCAGGTCAACTTCTGCTCGCGCCCGAACGCGCTGATCCCGGCCCGCCGTACTTAAGGCGGGCCGTAGTTCCGCAGGGGCGGTTCGCCGTCCCTGCGGGCTCTTGCTGAGCATTCCCTTTCCGGAGTTTCCCCATGTCATGGATTCCGCGCTACGGCCGCCTGGTGCGGCGCGCTCCCGTTTCGGCTCCGGCCGACGAACCCACCGACGCGCTGCAGCAGCCGGCCGAAGATGCGACGCCTGGTGCGCCTGAGAACGAACCCGAGCAGCGCCCCGAGCCGGTGCCGATCCCCGAGGATTGGCGCGCTCTTCCCTGGAATGATCTGCGCGCACTCGCCGCCGGCTTCTCCGCTCAGGATGCGCCGGTGAGAAACAAGGCCGATGCGATCGCGCGCATTGAGGCCGAGCTGGCCACCCGCGCTGCGCACGCTAGCGCCGTCGAGGACTGATCCCATGGACTATGCCGCTTTGCTGCACGGCCCGGCCTACACGCTGTATGGCCGCCCGGCGACAATCACGCCCGTCAATGGCGCTCCGGTGCCGATCTCCGCGATCGACCGCACCTCCGGCGTGGAGCTGATGAGCGATTCTGAGGATCGGTTCTCCGGCGGGCTCGGCACCGTGCAGCCGGCGGCCCTGGTGCGCGTCGCGGATCTCGACGCCGCGGGCCTCACCCGCGCAGGCCTGAACCGCGCAGTGCTCGTTCTGAATGGCAAAACCTGGCGCATCGACAGCGCCATTCCGAAACCGACCACCAACGGCGAGGCAGACGGCGAGCTGCTCTTGCTGCTCAGCGGAGGCTAACAGATGGCGGACAAACGTGAACAGATCCTGGTGCGCCTGGTCGAGATTGCCGAAGCGATTCCCGGGATCAAAACGGTAGAGCGCAATCCGGGCCAACTCGACGAGACGGTCTTGCCGGCGATCGTCATTCTCGATGCCGACGAGACGGCTGACGACGCCGATCCTGGCGGTCCCCGCGGGCGGCCGCCGTTCGCCCCGCGCCGCGTCGGCATGACGCCTGAAATCTACCTGATGGCGCTGGCCCCCACGCCGGAGCCGGGCGAGTCCTCGAGCGCGAAGCTCGGGCCGCTCATCAACGGCATGCGCGCGCAGTTTGTGAAGGCGGTTCTGACCGATGCCTCCCTGCGCGAGATCGTCGGGACCAACGGCGATATTCGCTACGAGGGCTGCGCGACGGCGCTGGCCCGCGGCCGCTCGATGGAGGCCGAGATGGGCGTGTCGTTCACGTTCTCGTACATGCTCAAGCCGAGCGATCTCTGATCGCCTGGCGCATTCGATTCCTCGCGGCCACGGCGGCTTGAGCGAGGTGTTTCCGGCCCTGCCCCTGCGGCGGGGCTTTTCTTTGAAGGAGCCCCGCATGGCGACCCTGACGTTTGCTGCCCCCGTTGACGACGATCTGCCGTCTCAGCACACCGAGTTCGTGGCCACGTCCCCGACCGGCGACAAGTTCTCGATCCCGGTGGCCAGCCAGGACAAGGACGTTGTCCTGATCTTCAACAACGGCCACACGTCCCCCATCACCGTCGCCGTGGTCGCACAGCCGACGACCATGGCCCTGACCGGCAAGGGCTCAGGCACCTGGACGCGGCCCAACCGCGACATCGTGATCGCGAATGGCGAGACGCACTCGATGATCATCAGGGCGACCGAGCTCAAGGCGTTCATCGACGCCACGAACTTCCTGAACCTGTCCTACACCGGCGGCAACGCCGCGCTGACGGTGCTCGGCTTCCTGGTCTGATCGACCCGCTCTCTCACTCAGCGTGAGAACCCACCGGCCTCGTCCTTGCGGCGGGGCTTTTTTCTTGCTCGAAAGGAGCCCCTGAAATGGCTGATCCGCTTTTTTACTACATTGGCAAGGGCAAGCTCAGCTGGACCCCCACCGGCGGCGTGAAGCGCGACCTGGGTAACGTGCCGGAACTGGAGTTCACTCCTGAATTGGAGACGCTTCCTCACTATAGCAGCCGCACCGGATCGCGGACCAAGGACCGAGAGGTCGTCGTGGCTAAGGGCGGCACGATCCGGATCGTGATGGAGGAATTCACCGCGGCGAACATCGCCATGATGGTCATGGGCACCGTCTCGGCGGATACCCTCTCGGGCGGCGATGCCATTGATGTGTTCGCCGTGACTGAAATCACCGGCCAGATCGACTTCGAGTCCACCAACGACGTCGGCCCGAAGATTGATATGACGCTCTACAACGTCTCGTTTAAGCCGGGCGCCTCGCTGTCTCTGATCTCGGAAGAGTGGGGCGGCATGGAGCTGTCGGGCGAGACGCTGGTCGCTCCCGACAGCCACCCCACCGCCCCCGGCAAGGTCGGCAAGATGATTGTCGTCAAGCCGGAGGGCGCGATCGAATAACCCTCTCATTGCGGCGTGCCGTATCTGCGGCGCGCCGTTTCTGTTTTTCGAGACCAGGACCAGAACCATGTCAGGATTGCTTGCTATCGCCCCCGTCAACGAGACCGTGACTGTGCAGGGCGTCAAAATTCACGTTTACGGTGTGAGCCTCGAAGGCGCCGCCGATCTGCTCAATCGCTTCCCCGAGCTGCGCGCCCTCTTCACCGGCCGCGATGTGCCAGTGGCCGACCTGGCCGCCAAGGCCCCCGCAGCGGTGGCGGCGATCATTGCCGCGGGCATCGGCTACCCGGGCGATGAGGAGCAGGAGCATGCGGCCCGGCGCCTGCCGCTCGAGGCGCAGCTCGATCTGCTCGCCCCCATTCTGAAGCTCACACTCCCAAACGGAGTCAGCGCCTTCGCGGAAAAGCTGAAGGCGCTCATGGGCTCAGTAACGGTCACCGACGGATCAGCCGCTTCGGCGCCGGCCACGAACTCGCGGAAGCGGCCGAGGCGCTGATCGCCAGCGGGCACCCGCCGGCCGTGGTGTGGAAGTACACGCCTCGGCAGCTCGCGGGCTTCCTCTGGTACGCCGGCCGCCGCATTCAGCGCGAGCGCGCAGCTCTCCTGGCGCTTCAGGCCAGTGCCGCGCGCGGCAAGCCCGAGGACGTTAAAAAGCAGATCAAGGAGTTGAGCAAGGAATGAGCCGTCGCCCCGTTCGCCCATCGATCGTGTATGGGGTCGGCGAATTCCGCGACTCCATGCGCTCGCGCGCCGTGCCGGTCGCCCAGGCCGCCACGACCGCGATCCGCAGTGCTGCTGCGCAGATCAAGGCCGAGGCCCGGGCCAATATCGCGGCCGCGGGCTTCGGCTCCAAATGGCAGAATGCCCTGCGGGTGGATGTCTATCCGAAGGGCCGCTCCTACTCGATCAATGCGGCGGCGTTCGTCTATCACAAAATTCCGTATGCCGGCGTGTTTGAGAAGGGCGCCACGATCCGCGGCAAGCCTCGGATGTGGGTGCCTCTTCCCAATGCCCCCAAGCGTGTTGCGGGCAAGCGCACCACGCCGGCAGCTCTCAAAGCCGCCGGTGTCAAACTGTTCGTGTTCAAAGGCCCGAGCAATCGCCCGATCATCGCCGCCAGCATGAGTGTGGCCGGGCGCAAGTTCGGCCCGACCAAGAAGGTCGGCTTCACACTGTCGCAACTCAAGAACGGGCGCGCCGGCGGCGGCAAGAACCGGCGCACCACGGCCGTGCCTCTCTTCGTCGGGATGCTCGCCGTCACCGTCAAGAAACGTCTCAGCATTTACGCCATTGTCGAGCGCGCCGCTGGCCAGCTCGCAAGGCACTACTACAACGCCTTCTCTGGGGAGTAAGCCATGGCGCGCGGCCGCGATACGATTAAAACCAGGATCGCGCTCGACGGCGGCAAGGAGTTCCAGGCCGAACTCGAGGCGCTCGGCGCCACCGGCGAGAAGGTGTGGCGCCAGCTGCAGCAGGAAGCCGAAAAGTTCAAGGGACCGGATGAGTCCGTGACCCGCCGCCTGCGCGATATCGCCAAGGAATGCGAAAAGGTCGGTGCCGCCTTCCGCAGCATGGGCGACAAGATCCGGGGCGTCGGGCAGACCATGTCGGCCGCGCTCACCCTGCCGGTTGCCGGCGCGGGTGCGGGGATCCTGAAGGTCGCGGCGAATTTCGAGTCCGCCATGACCGAGCTGAAGGTGTCGACCGGCGCGGCGGGCGATGAGTTCGAGCGGCTGCGCGACAAGGCGCGCGAGATCGGCAAGAGCACGATCTTCGGCCCGACCCAGGCCGCGCAGGCGATGAACGAACTCGCCAAGACCGGCACCAGCACCGCCGATATTCTTGACGGCGCGGCGGATGCCACGGTGCGCCTGGCGACCGCCAATGGCTCCGAGCTGGCTCCGGCGGCGAAGCTGGTTTCTGACGCCCTCAACCAGTTCAACCTGAAGGCCAAGGACACCGACAAGGTCGTTCAGCTCGTTAGCGGCGCGGTCAATCAGTCCAAGCTCGATTTCGAGGACTACCAGAACGCCATCGGGCAGTCCGGCGCGGTTGCCGGTGCACTCGGCCTGTCGTTCGAGGATCTGAATATCGCGCTGGCCGGCACCAGCTCGAGCTTCTCCTCGGGCGCGGATGCCGGCACGTCGTTTAAGACCTTCCTGCAGCGCCTGAAGCCATCGACCGATGAAACGATCGAGATGGCGAAGGAGATGGGCCTCAACTTCTACACGCTCAGCGGCCGGATGAAGCCGCTGTCATCGATCGCGGATGAGCTGCGCAACAAGTTCAGCCGCATGTCCGACGAGGACCGCAACGCGAAGATGACCAAGTTCTTCGGCTCGGATGCGATCCGCACCGCCTTGGCCCTGATGGACCTCGGCTCCGAGGGCGTGTTCAAGCTGCAGAAGGCCATTCGTGGGTTCGATACGATCGGCGCCGCCAACGCCCGCATGGACGGCTTCAACGGCCAGCTCGAGCAGCTCAAGGGCGCCTTCGAAGAACTCGCGATTGCAATCGGCGACAGCGGCCTGCTGAAATTTGCGACCGACTTCGTGCGCGCCATTGCGGAGATCGTCGACGAGCTGGCGAAGGCCAATCCTGAGATGCTCAAGTGGGCTACGGTCATCGCTGGCGTCGTCGCGGCGCTAGGCCCTGTTGTGGCCAGCATCGGCCTGATGGTGATCGGGTTCGGCGCTCTGGTGACGGCCGGCGGCGCGGCGATGACGGCCATTGCCTCGATCGGCACGGTCCTTGGCACCGTCGGTACCGCCATTGCGGCGGTCGTCACTGGGATCGTCAGCTTCCCGGCGCTCGTCGTCGCGGCCTTCGTGGCTGGATTTGCCGCGGTCTATCTCTTCTGGGATGACATCAAGGCGGCGGCCTCGGCGGCGTGGGAGTTCATCGTCGGGCTGTTCAGTGCGGAGACCCTCGCATCGGCCTGGAGCGCGGTGGAAAAGGGCGCGAAGGCGGTCTGGGACGCGGTTGTCTCGATCTTCGAGACCAGCCGCGACACCGTCGTGTCGGTGTTCGATAGCCTAGTCGACGGCATCAGTGCCGGCTGGGAGAAGCTGGTTGAGTTTGCCAAAGGCATCGTGGCCAGCATCATCGAGCCGTTCAAGAATGCGGGCGATCGGATTGCGGAGGTGTTCTCCGGCATCACCGACTCGATCCGCAGCGCGCTTGATGACGCGGTGGACTTCGTCAGGAGCGCCGCCGATCGCATGATCGACTCCCTGAAGGCGGTTTGGGATGCGATCCGCGGCGTGCGGTCGGCGGCGAGCTCGGCCGGCAGCAGCAGCGGGGGCGGCGGCGCCCCGGGCTTCGCCGGCGGTGGCCATGTGCGCGGGCCTGGTACCGGCACGTCGGACTCGATCCTGTCCTGGCTCAGTGATGGCGAGTTCGTCATCAAGGCCGCGGCCGTGCGCAAGTACGGGACCGCGCTGCTCTCGATGATCAACGGCCTGCGGCTTCCCAAGGGCGCCCTCCCGGGCTTTGCGTCGGGGGGAATGGTCCGCATCCCGAGCCTCAAGCTCGGCCTGCCGGCTTTTGCCTCTGGCGGCCTTGTAGACGGGCTTGGAGCGGCTTTGGCGGGATTGATGCCGTCCATGGGCTCCATACCCGCCCTGGCCGCTCCGGCGGGCTCCGGCGGGCCTGCCCTGCAGCCGATCAACCTCTCGATCGGCGGCCGCGAGTTCGGCACCGTGCTGGCGCCGGCGGATGTGGCGAGCGGCCTGGTGCAGTTCGCCCAAGGGCAGCAGATCCGCAGCACCGGCAAGAAGCCGGGCTGGTTCTAACCTGGCGGGGCGCTTCGGTGCCCCGCTTCCCTTTCAGCCCTCGGAGGCGCGCCTATGGCGAATGAAACCGTGCTTTCCCTCTCGGGCATGGGCGTGGCGCCGTATTCGGCGCGCGGCCTGACCCAGACGCTGACGCCGATTGGCCAGGCCACCAGTGTGCGGCGGACCATCAACGGCGGCCTGGTCGATCTCTCGCTGGCGGCGTTCCGCAAGTATCGCAGCACGATCAGCGGCGGCGATCAGAGAGCGCCGTCGGTCGACGGTGTCTGGCCGGGCCAGATCGTCACCGTCGATTGCATCTCCGAACTCGCCTATCCCGTCGGCGGCACCCCGCAGCGCACCGTTGTGGCGGGCTCAAGCCATGAGGATGGCGGCTTCGTCTACTACCGCCCGCGCCTGCAGATGATGGTGGTCGGGTTTACGGCCACCCAGGACGAATGGGGCGCGACCGTGAAGTGGCAGCTCGAGCTTGAGGAAGTCTGATGGCCTTCGTGTTCACCTGGACCGGGACCACGCTCGACGAGGAGGTCTTTTCCTTCGATCTGCAGCAAACCGAGGGCGAGTTCGCCACGCTGCAGATCGAGATCCGCAATCCGCGCGCGCCCTTGCTGGCGCCTAGCGCTCCGCTCTGGGGGGCGCTGTCGAAGGATGGCACCGTGCTGTTCCACGGCCGGCTGCTCGCCCTTCCCGACAGCCTGGCGCAGGATGTGGTGAGCCTGTCGTTCGTGGCGCGCCCGGATGACTACGACGCCAGCAAGCGCACCCTGGCCGACAGCCTCAAGGTGGCGCCGTTCTACGATCCGGTCTGGTACGGCGGGGATCGGCGCGAGGATCCTGATGTGGTGCTCGAGGCGCGGCCCGCGCTCTGGCATGTCGATCGCGTGACCCATGCGGTGACGGTGTCCGATATCAACGTCGGCGAGGCCGGCTTGGTGGTGTTCGGTGGCGGCTCCGTTCTGGCGGATTCCGTCAGCCTGAAATTCGGCGCCAAGCCTGCCCGCCGTGTCGTCTGCACCGCGACCGTGCAATGGCAGGAAAGTGCCGCCGGCATCATCGATCTGTCGGGCCGTCTCGGCCGGATCGAGAGCTATACCGGGCAGGGCCTGATCGAGGATTGGCCGAAGGCCGGCACCCGGATCGGGGGCGGCTGGAGCGTCCATGCTGCCTCCGCCACCCGTATCGACGGCGCCGGCGCGGAGTCGAAGGTGCTCGCGATCAAAACCGCCGACGGCAGTCACTATGGCCTGCCGCTCTGGACCGTGCAGCCCACCTTCAAGGCGGGCTATGCGGTCGAACGCAGCCGCGAGGAGACCGTCAGCTTCGAGGTGGTGGCAGATGTGCAGCCGATCGCCAGCGATGGCGAGGAGGATCTGCTGCAGGTGGCGTTGACCTCGGCGGAGATCGATCAGCCGATCGACGCCGGTGGGCTCATGCCGATCGGCGATCTGCGGCGCAAGAGCTACTTCACCACGGATCGCGGGCGCCTGTCGCTCGAGCACCTGGTGCTGTTGTGCCGGGCGCGGCTGCTGGCGCGGGCGCGGGCCGTCACGGTGTCCTGGCAGACCTCGTTCGATCAGGCGGCCGCGCTCACCCTGCGCCACAATGCGCAGATCGTTGACGATCGCCTGCCGGGCGGCCAGGCGACCGGCAAGGTCACCGGCCTGCGCCTGACCGTGAACGGCGACAGCGGCGAGGCGGTCGGCGAGGTGACGATCGCCTGCAGCATCGGCCGCGGCGGCTCGATCGTGCCGGTCACCGGTCCCGAGACCTATGCCGACGGCTATGCGTCTGGCTATGCCGAGGCCGAGGGGTCGTTTGCGATCACCGGCGGGGCGAGCGATCTGACCTGGAGCTGGGGCACCTACACGCTCCACGACGACGGCATTGATCTGATGGCGATCAGTGCCGCCAATTGTGTGCAGTCGCTTGTGATCCAGAACGCGGCCGCCGCGCAGCGGACGCAGCTGCTCGCCCAGACGCTGGAAGATCTGCAGGGCGCGCTTGGGGTTCTCAACGAGAACTATACCGAGGTCGCCCTGGCGCTGCGGCCGCTCACCGGCGGGCCGTTCGCCACCACCATTCCGGTCGAGACATCGCTCCTGGCGGTGCCTCGCACGATCAACCTTGAGGCGGCGTAAATGGCGAGCGGCTACTTTGGAAGGGATATCCCATCCTCCTCCTCCGGGCTTGTCTCCATTGGCAAGGCGGGGGGCGGGACGAGCGGCGCGGGTGCGGCATCGCTCGAGCAGGCGGTGCGGCCCTTCGTGGTCATCGACTCGGCGCCGCGCGCGGAGCGGCCGAAACGGCCCGCCCTGCCGGGCGAGGATACCGAGGCGTTCCTTGCCTGGGGTCAAGCCTCCACTTGGGTGCAGGCCGCGCCCACCGACCCGATCGCCGTGGATCCCGATCGGGTGACGGTCGGCGGCATCTCCACCACCGACAGCGCGATTAAGGGCCTCGAGCTGGTCGATCCTCCCGACGAGGACCTCACCCAGATCTGGGAAGAGGAAAGCCGCGAGGTCGAAGAGGTGCGCGTCGAGAACCCTGACGACAAGGGCCAGTACGTCGTGACCAAGCGGGTTGTGGCGATCAAGTTTCGCAGTGCCGTGGGCTTCCGCTTCATGGAGCTGCGGTTCAAGAATGGGTGAGGCGATGCCAGGCAGCTATGATGATCCGTTCCGCCAGGATTGGATGGGCGATTTCAAGGAGGTCGGCTGGGGCGGCGCCGGCTGGCTGCTCATCCGCTTTGTCTGGATCGATTGGGGCGCGGTCCTGGCGTCGGGCTATGACGGATTCCAGTTCGACAGCCGCACCCTCTGTCATGAAGCCGGCGGCCGCATCGGTACCAGCCTGGCGAACGAGAACGAGTTCGCCATGCGGGTGTCCGATAATCCCACCGGCTTCAGCGGCGGGTACTACGAGCGCGGCCTGGCGCCGGATAACTACCTGACCGGCTTTACCGACGAGGCCTGCCTGGTGGACCTGAGCGCGGCCCGCCAGCTGCTCACCGGCGCGGCCGATCTCGGCTTCACCTGTGGCGGCTATTGGCAGCAATGGGGCGCCCAGCCGCCGGACCCCGAAAACCCCGAGGGCTTCATTCCCGGATCCTCCAACGTCACCGTCCAGTACCGGGTCTATACCCGCCGCGCGATTTCCTGGTCTGACGGCAATCCCGCATCCCGCAGCCTGCAGTTCACCGAGGCGCCCTTGGTCGCCTACACCTTCGCGCAGCAACCCTGCAGCCTGCAAACGCCCTGGGGCACCCCGGAGTCGACCAATTTCGACCAGACCCCGGGGCAGGACCTCGTCACCTTCCGCGCCGACATCCGAACCGGCGAGCTGCTTTTCTCCTCGGTGCCGGCCACGCCCGACCCCTAACAAGGATCAACGCACATGGTAGCTTATCGCACGGCTGGCGCCTGGGGCGCCGGCCTCGGCCGCAATTTGACCGCCGCTGAGGTCGACGGCAACTTTTGGGAACTGGTGCAGGAGATCGCGGATATCGCCGCCAATGCGCCGGCCGGCGTCGGCATCGCCAACATCACCCAGCTCGGCACGCTGGTGACGTTTCACCTATCGGATAGCACCACCCGCCAGGTGACGCTGCCCACCTCGCGGCTGACCTGGCGCGGGTCGTGGGCGGCCGGGACGCTCTACAACGTCAACGATTACTTCCGGGTGTCGGGTGTCGGCGTCTATGTCGTGAAGACCCAGCACACCGCCGCGGCGGCGCCGTTTGTGGTCACGCCGAGCGTTGAGCTGATGATGCCGGATCTGCTCGAGGCGGCCGCCCCGGTGGTCAACCAGACCGCGGCGTTCGGGCTCTCGCAGACGTTGGCGGGCCGCTACATCCGCTACAACTCGGCTACCGACCTCAACCTCGATATTCTGGCCGATGCCAACATGACGGTCGAGATCGGCGCCGAGTTCAACTTCCGCCAAGTCGGCGCCGGCCAGGTGGGGTTCGTGCCGGCCACCGGCGTGACCCTGAATGGCATGGAAGGCTTCAACAACCGCACGCGGGCGCCGGGCTCGGTGGCGACCTTGAAGAAGGTCGCCGCGAACGAGTGGGATCTGTTCGGCTCGCTGGAGGAGATCGTCTAATGGCCATCATCTTCGGGGTGTCTGCCGCCGTCACGCGCTTGCGGCCGCCGGTCAACGTGACCCCGCCGACCTATGACGATGCGTTCGACACCGCCGAGGTCAATCTCGAGCTGCGCGCGGGCTCGCTCGGTACCTGGGGCGGCGGCCTGTTCGCCACCCTGAAGACGGTTTGGTATGTCGACGGCGTCGCGCTCGCCGATGGCGATCCGCTGCTGGTCGCCGATACGAACCACCCCGATCGGAACAAGCCCGGCTATACGATCAAGAAGGTGGTGGTTCAGTCGGCCTGGGCCGGCAAGAGCGTGCAGCTCAGGGTTCAGGTCGCCGGCGCGCTGGGATCGGCCGAGGCCCAGGCCCCGCTGCTGGATGTGCCAGCGGCCCCGGCCGATGAGCCGGTGGTGATCTGGGACTATCGCAACCGCACCGGCGACCGGACCAATACGAGCTATATCAAGACCCGCAACTCGGGCCGCTCGATGTATGGCGGTCGGCGCTTCTTCACCACGAACGGCGCCGTTTCCCGGCAGGGCATCGGCAACAAGGGCCGCTCGGCCGGCAAGTGGTATTGCGAGTTCCTGAGCCACGATGCTCCCGGCTCACATTTCCGATTTGGCCTCAGCGCCATTGATGCCGGTTTTGCGAATGCCGGAATGCTCGGCGACCATCAGTGGCAGCTCGGCCTCAAAAGCGATGGCTGGCTCTATACCTATGATGACCGAGGCCAGGTCACCAGCAGCAGCAAGGTTGGCCCCAACTGGCGCTATTCCGAAACGATCGGCATGGCGGCCGATTTCGACACTGACCCCAACGGGGTGCTGGTGTGGTTTACGGCCGATGGCGTGACCTGGAATAACAACGGCAGCGCCGATCCGACGACCGCCGTGGGCGGCCATCTGCTGCAGAACCAAAAGGCCAGCGGCACCCCCAAGGCGATGCACCCGGCCCTGTTCTCGGCGAGCGCATCGGATACCCCAAACTTTGCCCTGAGCCTGTTCTGCAACGTGGGCGAGCAGCTGCGCGCAGCGCCAACCGGGTTCAATGGCTGGGACAATCTGGCGAACAATGGCGCCATGCCAACGCTCACCAATGCCGAGGCGCGGCGCCTCTGGCAGCTTTGGCACATGGGGCCCGCCCCCAGCGCCGCGCGCATGACCCTTGTCGATGACCTCATCAGCGGGCTCAAGGCTGATGGCGTGTGGACGAAGCTCAAGAGCCTCTATCTGCTCGCGGCCGCCGACTTCGGTCATGGCGTTTATGATTGGAAGAAGCTGCAGCGCGCCGAGTGGGGCAGCAGTTCCACACCGCCGGTTCCCGATGAGGGTTATGCCACCTGGCTGGCCGATCGCTACTACAAGAACGGCGGCGGCGGGGGCTATCTGACGGCCAGCTCTGCCGCCAGCACCGAGCTGGCGCAGAATGATGCTCATTTGGGCCTCATCAGCCGAACCGAGCAGGCCGATGGCACGAACACCCGGCATGAGCTGGGCGCGGGCAATGCCTATCTGGCCAACAACCTAGCCGGCGGAACCATCGCCCGTGCCAATGCGGGCGCTGCTGACACTTATGCTGATGTTTCGTTCATCGGCCATAACGTGTGGACGCGCGGCGGCTCGTCCCAGGCGGAGCTCTATCGTGATGGCGCCCTGGCCAAGACCATCACCAGAACCTCAGCGGGTCCCTCGGGCTCGATCACGATTGGCGCGGTCAATGCGGCCGCCATCACGCCAAACGGCATCAATGAGCTGGTGGCTGCGCACTATGGCCAGGCGCTCACAGCTGCCGAAGCCCTGGCGATTTACAACCGCCTGAACACCTACCGCACGGCGCTGGGCGCCTAATCCGGAGAACTGCAATGGCACGAAGACCACGACCCCGGCCGCGCGTCAAACCGCCGGCGCGCGTGATTGCGCGCCGCCTGGCGCGTGAGGGCGGCGGCGATCCACCGGCCGGTTCCGCGCTGCTCAAAGAGGATGGCAGCGGATATCTGCTGCTCGAGGACGGCGGCCGCATCCTGCTTGAGCAGCAATAAGCCTCTCGCCTCCTGAACCTTCCCGGCCCGCTTCGTGCGGGCCTTTTCTTTTCAAGGATCTGCATTCATGGCTGACAGCAAGATTTCCCAGCTCGCCCTCGTTTCGGCCCTCGCGTCCGGCGACTTCGTTCCCGTTAAGCGCGCGGATGGCAGCAACGGCCGGTTTGACCTTTCAGGCCTGGCGCCCTCGAGCGCCGGCCGCATCAAGGCCTCGGCCGTTGTGACGCTCTCGGGCACGACACCGAGCGTGGCGGCGGGGCTCAACGTCGCGTCTGTGGTCCGCACCGCAGCGGGTCGTTTTCGCGTCACGTTCGCGACGCCGCTGGACAGCATCAACTATGGTTTCAGCGGCAGCGCCAGGCTGGGCGATTTTAACGACAACTGGACGACGATCATCGGCATCGACCGTCATGCTGGGTACGGGCTCGCCACGACCCATGTTGACATCAACGTCACGTCAGGCAACGGCGGCAGCACCGCGGCCGGCGTCGCCTACGACCCGCTGTACTTCAGCTTCGAGATCTGGGACGCTGCGCAGCAGACCGGCGGGGGCGGAGTCAGCGGCGGGCATTCGACCACCGAGCAGGCGACCGGCCAGACGTGGATTGATGGAAAGGCCATCTACCGCAAGGTGGTCGATGTGGGCGCGCTGCCGAACACCACAACCAAGACAGTGGCGCATGGCGTGACCGGCGTTTCCAAGTGGCTGAGCCACCGAGGCCATGCGCAGGCGGCCGATGGCACCGCCCTCAACCTTCCCTTGGGCGATTCCGCGGCCGGCGCCTCGATCGGCCTGTGGCTGGATGCGACCAACATCAATATTCGCACCGGCGCCGATCGGTCGGGCTATTCCGGCTTCATCATCCTCGAATACACCAAGACCTAACAACGCCGGCGGCGGCCCTCGAGCTGCCGCCTAGCCCTCATCCCCTGCAGTAAGGCCCGCTCCTCGGCGGGCCTTTTTCATGCCCCCAGCCCACAAGAGGTCCCCATGGATAAGACCGTCCCTAAACCGGCGGCGATGCTGCTTGACTTCATCGGCAGCAAGGAAGCCCCGAAGGGCTATGACACCGTCTATGCCAACCGCATGGACCGGATGCCCAAGCCCCTGACCTCCATGACGATGAAGGAGATCCTGGATCAGGGGAAATGGCGGACGAAGACCTTTGGCTCTTCTGCTTGCGGCCGCTACCAGTTCATGGACGCCACGCTCCGGGACTTGGCCGAAGAGCTTGATCTGAAGGCCGAGGACAAGTTCACCTCTGACTATCAGGATCGGCTTGGCCTGTATCTGCTCAGGCGCCGGGGCTATGACAGGTGGATCAAGGGAACGCTCTCCGATGCAGAGTTCATGCTGAACCTAGCCAAGGAGTGGGCGAGTTTCCCGGTGCCATTCACGGTCAAGGGCGGCAGCCGGAGGGTCAACCGCGGCCAGAGCTTCTATGCCGGTGACGGGCTGAACAAGGCTCTCGTGTCAGCGGAAGACGTGGAGAAGACTCTCGTTATGGCACGGGCCCAGCAGGACATCGAACCCGCTCCCGTGGCCGAGGCTCCGATCCTACCGCCACCGGATATCGAGCCCACACCGGCTCCCGCTCCCCAGCCCGCCTCTTCAGGCGGGTTTTTCTATGCCGCCCTCAAGAGCGTCCTTGAGGCCCTGTTCGGAAGGAAAGCGTGATGCCTCCCATCATCGGATTGCTCTTGCAGTATGCCCCTGAACTGATCGGGCTCTTCGCCGGCGACAAGACTGGCACGGCAGCCGGGAGGGTGGCAGATGCCGCGAAGGTGGTCTTCGGCACCGATGACCCACAGAAGGCACAGGTCCAGATCCAGGCAAACCCGCATCTGGCTCAAGCCTTCGTGGAACAGGCCAAGATCCAGCTCGAGGAAGTTCGCCTCGCGATCCAAGACGTTCAGAGCGCTCGTCTTCAGACGCTGGAACTCGCCAAGCAGGGTTCAGCCATCTCCTGGGGCGCTCCGGTCGTCTCGGTCATTGTGGTGGTCGGCTTCTTCGTCGTGATGGGGCTGCTCTTCGTCCAGCCCATCGATCTCCCGCCGCAGCAGGCGCAACTCCTCAACGTGCTCTTCGGCGCGCTCATCCCGGCCTTTGGCACGGTCGTTCAATACTGGCTCGGCTCGTCGGCGGGCTCTAAGCGCAGCGGGGATGCTGTCAGAGCAATTGCCGAGACCGTCCTGCCGACCCGAAAGGGAGCCTAAGCATGGCGGACACTCCATCCCTGCAGGAAACCTCCCTGACGTTCGGTGGCCTGCTGCTTGTGGCCGGCATCGTCTGGTCGATCTTCAAGGGCCGGGACTGGCTTGACATGAAGATCCGGGCCGAGGCCGTCTCCATCTGCGAGCCGCTGAAGATCGAGCATGCTGCCCTGAAGATCAGGGTGGAGATGCTCGAGAAGGACCTGAACGAGTTCAAGGTTCAGGCGTCGAAGAGCTTCGTCAGCAACGATGCGGTGATCCGGCTGGAAGACCGCCTGGAGGAGGGATTCAAAAGCATGCGGGCAGAGTTGAGCGATATCCGCGAGACTCTCATGAAGACCATCATTGAGGCGGGGAGGGCGCGGTCATAAGCCTTGCCACGTTACCGCCAAGGTTTGTGGACACGGTTCCCGCCATTGCGGTAACGGGTAACTATATCTCACCTATCTGTTGATTGGCCCCGCTGGCTCAGGCTGGCGGGGTTCTTTTTGCGTTTACGGCCCGTGCATCGGACCCATCCCAGAACTCCGGGCATAGAGCTCGGACGCGTTGATTATGTCTTGATGCTCTTTCGCCGTATTCATCCGGTGTAGGCCGCGGATACGGAACCGAGGCGGTAGCCCGGGTCAGCGCCGCAGGATCTGCAATGGTGTCCTTGTCTGCCAGCCCTGGCGTTCAAGCTCCGGTGTGTCGTCGGCGTGAGCGGGATAGCCCAGACACAGGTAGCCGATGAAGGCCCAGTGCGATGGCACATCCAGGGTCATGGCCACGGCGGCAGGATCCAGAATCGACACCCAACCAACCCCAATCCCCTCGGCCCGCGCCGCCAGCCACAGGGTATGAATGGCCATCACGGTTGAATAGCGCACCGTCTCGGGCATGGTGCGCCGCCCCAAGCCATGACCTTGCGGTGTGCTGTCCTCGGCAAACACCGCCAGATGAACTGGAGCCTCCTGCAAGCCGGCCAGCTTGAGCTTGGCATAGGCGGAAGCCCGCTCCGTAGGCTCTCTCCTCAAGGCTTGTGCATTGCAGACTTCAAAGTTCTCAACGATTGCGGCTCGCCGTTGCGGATCATCCACGAGCACGAAGCGCCAGGGCTGGCTCAGGCCCACAGACGGTGCCAAATGAGCCAGTTCAAGCAGGCGCGTGAGCACATCCGGCGCGATCGGCATGGAGCGAAAGTGCCGAACATCCCGACGCCAGACGAACAGATCGCGGAGCTGGTCGCGGAACGCCCGCGCAAAGACAGGAACCGGCGATTGCTCCATGCTCATGCGTCGCCCGTCAGCTTCTCCCACTGCCAAGGGAGCAACTCGGACAGCCGATTTTGCGGAGTGCTGGCAATGTGGGCGAGCACATCGGCGAGCCAGGCGTAAGGGTCAACATCGTTCAGTTTGGCGGTCGCGTTCAGCGTCACCATGGCGGCAATGGTTTCCTGGAGGGGCGGCGGAGAGTGGACTGCTGCTCCGGGTAGCGCTCGACAACGTCCTGAAACTGTCCCTTGGTGAGGATCTTTAGTAGTGTCGCTGCGGGAGTAGGTCATGCCATAGGTATGGCAGGGAAGGGTGAAGAGAGGGTTGCGCGAAAGCTATGGCACGCACGCAATGTGGTTGATCAGTAGCCCAAGCGCCACAACTGCCGCGAAAGTTAGGATTGCAAGGATAATCCCAGTCCAGTGTTCACGCTGTGAGAGCTTGGCTAGAGTGCGTGCCAATCTCTGCCGCGTTAGCTCTATGTCTTGATTGTCGACCATTGCCCCCAAGCCCCCGCTAGGAAAGGAAGCTAGTAAAGGCAGAGGGGGATCGCGACAATATACGGCTTTCCGGTTTTCGGGGTTGGTTGGTCCATAAGATAATTCATACAACTTCCGCATTTTGGGGTTGATAGCTTGGCTGTGATGTGCCATATTCAACTCATCGGAAACGGAGCAAGCCAATGACCAGCGTCGCCCAGGACATCATCCGCAGCCACTTCAACCGGAAGACCCTCACCGCTCTCAAGAAGAAGGGCATCGAAGTTGTGAAGTCCACCTTCGTCCCGGCTCCTGGCGGCGACTACACCCGAGGCGAAACGGCCTACGTGGTGGTGGAGAACGAGACGAGCAGCATCCGCTCCTACCTCGAAGTCCTGAAGATGGCCGCGTAAGCGGCCTTCCTCTTTTAGGGGCGTACGATGACCAAGTGGATCGACGTAAACGACCGCCTTCCCGGTGAGCAGGGGCAGGACAGCGAGGACGTGCTGTGCTTCCTCAACGGGCATTGCGGCTTGACCGACTTTCAGGCCCGCGACGGAGGCGGTTGGGGCATCCGGCTCGGCTTCTACGATGCTGGGAAGGGACAGTTCCGCTGCGGTGGGCAGATCACCTGGGAAGTCACCCACTGGATGACACTTCCGGCTCCACCGGACTCCACAAGCTAA